CTATTTTATTTTCTCGATTTCCTCCCGAAGCCACTCAAATTCCCGCTTGGTATATACCTTCTCGGTGATGTCGGAAATTTTATGGCCGACCATATACTTGATGGCGTATTCGTCTACGCCATAGCGCTTGGCCATCGTGACAAAGTGGGTACGGCCGTCATGGGGGCGGTGCTCGGGGTTCAGCTTCAATTCATCACGGATACGCTCGAAGGCTTTCTGATACCGAGCATAGGTCAACTCAAAGTTCTTCTTGTTTCGGTTGTTGGGGTCTGCCCAGTTAAGCAGATACGGGCTTCCGATTGTTTCTGCTTCTCGATATTTTTTGAGTACCAGATCCTGAATACGGGAATGAATGGGGACAACACGATTCTCACCGGCATCCGTCTTCATGCCGCCTTGAAATGTCCAGTTCTCTAAATCCACATCCTTTAGTTCCAGTAGCCCCAGTTCCTGAGGGCGCCAGCCGGAGTAGCACTGGATGAGCAGAATATCGATGCCGTGTTTCTCATCGATATTATTCCAGAGCAATTCCATTTCATCATCTGTAAAAGCAATATGCCCCTTCTTTACCTTCTGGATCTCTTTGACGGTTTCTTCTGTGAGGTTGAAGGTTCTGGAATAGTTTCGATCCACTAACTCATATTCCAATGCATAGTCCAGCATCATGTTAAACATGGATTTGATTTGGTTCTTCATGGTGGCTGTTGGATGCTGCTCTCTGCCTCGAACAGTGGCCACGCCCTCTTCCATGCAGCCTTTCACATGACGGGCTCGAATGTCCATAACTCGCATCTTGTAAACTGCCGAACAGTAAGGCCAAGCACTGGTCACCGCCTTTGTACTCTTGACGGTCTTTTCGTATTCTGGAAGCCACTTGTCATAGAGCTCCTGCATGGTGATGGCTGTTCCGAGGTCATACGGATTCTTGTTATATTCCACCAGAGCGGCATAAGCGTCGTTATAGGTGGCAAAGTATGATTCTGGCTTGAGCGGTTTGCAAATGGGTCTGCCATCAGAAGTTTTTCCCACAGTTACCATGGCTCGGAATGGATTTCTCAAATTACGATTTTTGATCTCACTGATCTGACCAAAGCCATTCGGCAATCGCCGTCGCTTGTTGGATTTGCGAGGTCTTTTTATTTTTTCAGAAGGTTTCAGAGGATATCCGCAATGAGGACAGGCATTTGCCTTATCGCTCACTGGCAATTCGCACTCTGGGCATTGGGTCAGCATAGGTCATCCCTCTTTTTCAAGGCTTTAATTTCTCGGCGTTCGATTTTGTCAACGATACGGCCGCCTACCGCATGGAGTAGAAAAACGCTGCCCGCAAATAGTAGCGCACCCCAGGCTCGCTGATTTTTGTTGTACTCTTTTACGCCGCCCTGCATAGTATAGACTTCATGCAAATGCTTGGCTGGGTTCACGTGTTTCTTCATTGGGTGTCTCCTTTCGCAAGATTTACAGTGGGTTTTATGGAGGTGTTCTATATGAAATACATGACGAATGCACAAATCGACGAGCTTAATTTGCTTTTGGATAAGCATGGGGCGGCTTTGACAGCATTTTATAACGAAGGAATGAGACAAGGCGCCAAAAATGTGATCCATGGTATGATGATTGGCGCGGCGATTATTGCTGGCGTTCAGATCACAAGGGCAATCATCAGAGCACACAAGCAAAAGAACTAAATAGGAATTGGGGTCGCTTAATCAGCGGCTCCTTTTCTTTTTGCCCCTTGCGCCGCCCGCTCTAATCATATATGATAAGTGTACGAATTGTCAAGCATATTCCTACACAATATTTTTGATTAAGATTTGAGGGCTGGATATGGTGATGAACGAGTGCTCCGCCTGTCCCCGGTGCGGCGGACGGTTGAAATACTACGACAGCGTGCCCAGACTGGTACGGACGAAAGGGCGGCAAACCTCCAGAGTTCCCATGCGCCGCCTGCGGTGCTCTGGCTGCGGGGCAATCCACCGGGAAATGGGCGGTCTGTTCTTCCCCTACAAGCAGTACGAGGCCGAAGTGATATTCGGCGTACTGGAGGGGCTTATCACCTGCGAGACCCTGGGGTTCGAGGATTACCCCTGTGAGATGACCATGCTTCGGTGGCTTTCGCAGAAAGCACAGCTCCTATTATGGAGAAATCCATAAGCGAAAGGAGTAAATGAGCATGAAACTGATACCTGTGGACCAGATACCGAAGATGAACGGCTATCACAAGCTACAAGAGCTGATCGAGGAGTTTACGAACGGTGACGCTAAAATCGTAAAGGTGGAATTTAGCGAGACCGATTATAAATCCCCGGCGATCTGCCGGTCTTGTCTGGCCGCGGCCATCAAGCGGTCGAAGCGTCCGGTCAAGGTATGGCGTCGCGGAAATGAGATATTCCTGAGCAAGGATGTTTGACAAAGGATTGAGCCGCTCACAAGGCGGCTCTTTCTTTTGTCTCCGGCGGTTATATTTCTAATTTAGATTAGCCCGGTTTAACCTAAGTTAGAAAACGGGCCCCGCAGATTTCGCAATTCTATTATGGAAAGGAAACGGATAGATGCTGGTGGAAATCCAGCGGCGAGACACGAAGGCGTGCCGCCAAGTAATAACTTAATCAAAGATGGCACCCACCGGGCAACGGTTTTCGTTGGGCCGACCCTGAAGTCGTTTCCTTTTCTTTTTTTTCGCGCCGATTCAACAGGGGCCTTTATGGAGGTGAAGGTTATGGACACCAGGAAAATTCTTAGCGCGATCGGAACATTCGCGGTTGTGGGCGCGGTATCCACGGCAGGCGCAGCACTATGGACGAAGGTTCTGAACAGGAAGTTCCAAATGGTACAGCTCAAACTGACACACCCGAAGTCAGACAAAATCATATTCGTCGACTTCAAGAATGCAAAGAGGGGCCGCTGACGCAGCGGCTCTTCCCTTTTTCATCCGCACAAAAGGCCGTCTCCTTTATGGAGACAAAACTTTTTAGGAGGTAATCAAGGATGAACAAGCAGAAATGGACAGAGAAGCCGGTCACCTGGGGCGGATATCTCAAACTCAGCGGCATTGTGACAGTCATCGGCGCGATTTTCAGCGCGGTGTATATCATTGCCATGTTTGAGCCGGCCTGGTGGATCGGGATTCGGAAGACGGTTGGAAAGACGTTCAGCCATTGGGCCCGGAAAAGGAATCGTTTCTAAAGGGTGGGAGCCGCTGCAACAGGCGGCTCCTTCTCTTTTCCTTTCCACCGAGGTTGTTTTTACGAAAACGGGGCTGCGCCCTTAGAATAGCCGTTGAAAGGAGGCAGACGCCGATGAATGAACAAGAGTTCCATCCGGGCTCCGTCCCTGTGGCGGTGGTGGCCCGTGTTTATGGAAAAGATGCGTCCTGGGTGAGGGCCGGAATTATCTCCGGCTGGCTGCCCATCGGCAAGGCGACCCGGAACGGCAATCTGGTGGCCAGCATTGAGGAGATGGATTCCCGGTACGGCCGGATCAATTTTTACATCTCGCCAAAGCGATTGTACGAGGAAACCGGATATTTCTGGAGAGGAGAACGACGATGAGAAATGACATGCGCCCGGAGCTTTCGCAGAAGAACCCCTACTGGATCGGCAAGCACCGCTACTACGAGCTGAAGCATTTCTGCCTGCAATACCCCATTTGGAAGAAGGCCCGACTGGCCCTGGATGGGCTGAGCAGGCGGCCGGCCGACCTCCAGGTCTTTGTGAGCTGCGGGCAGGTGAAGGGTGACCCCACGGAGCGGTGCGCCCAGTCCCGGATATTCTTCGGGGAGCGCATGGAGATGGTGGAGCAGGCGGCCATCGAGGCGGAGCCCGACCTCTACCCCTATCTGTTGCGGGGCGTGACCGAGGAGCTGTCCTATGACGCGCTGAAGATGAAGTATGATATTCCCTGCTGCCGGGACGTCTATTACGCCGCGTACAGACGGTTCTTCTGGCTGCTGAGCAAGAGGAGGGATTGAGGTTGCGGGTTGTGGACGTGGCTGTCCGGCAATGCTACCGGTTCAACTGCCCGAACTGCGGGAGCAGGCTGGAGGCCGACTGCGGCGATCTGGTGGACATCGGCGGAAAGACAAGCCGGTTCTGGTGCCCGGTCTGCCGGAAGGAGCGGTATGTTCCATGGAGTGCCCTAAGGAAACGGGTTGTGTACGAGGACAAGTCCGCGGAATAGGCAGGCTCCTTTATGGAGGTGAAATGCCATGAAGAAAACGATTTTGGAAAAGGTGGCGGACAATAAGTTCAATGCTGTGAAACAGTTAGTCCGATTCATTCGGGAAAATGACAAGGACCCGGGTGGATTTGAAGACTTATGGGAAAACAGTTTTGCGCTTGAGGACGAATTAGATGAAATCATACTTCGGATAGCGCACATCATCGAATTGGAAAAAGCATTAGAAGAATACGAAGAGTAAGGATTGGGCCTGCGGAAACGCGGGCTCTTTCCTTTTTGTATTTCGCAGAAACGGCAGCGGCTATTATGGAGGTGATACCATTATGACTTACAAGCAAATCGAGGCAAGCCGGGAGCTGAGGCTTTGGATCGGGCAGGTGATCGTGCCCGCCGTTACGATGGCGGTCGCATTGGCGTCCATTCCGGAGGTTAGGAACGCGGCTTCCACAAAGCTGGAACAGCTGAAATGGAAACTCAAATCCAGGAGCAAGGGCTGAGCAGGCCCTTTGCTTTCTATTTTCCATACGCAGCCGGCCGGAAAGCGTGTTAGAGTGATATCCTGAAAAATTCCCGGGTGAAAAATTTGAGAAAACAGCGTCAAAGGAGGAATTGAATTTGGAGATTATTGCGGCGATTGCGGCGCTTTGCATCGGAATTTTGATCGGTATGCGTCTGTTCCAGGATCGTCCGGTCGGCGACCTGCGGGTGGACCATTCCGATTTCGCGGACGAAGGCCCTCATTTATATCTTGAGCTGGATACGGATATACGAACCGTTATGCGGAAGAAACGGGTGGTCTTCCGGGTCAAGGTAAAGGACTTCCTGCCGCACGAATGACACGGGCCTTTATGGAGGTGTATTGTAATGAAGAAATTGAAACTCTGGATGACACAGTGGCTGGTCGATATCGGCTCCTGCTTGACGGAACTGGGAGACCGTATGATTTGGAAAGGGGTCGATATGGGCGACGACCTTCTCAGAGATGACGATGAATTGTTAAAATACGCGAAAAAGAAGGGAATCGTCCGATAACGGGCGCCCCTTTCTTTTCATTTCGATATATACTTGTGCAACCAATCCGGCAAATCAGGATCGTCAATGGTCCAGGAGGTCTTTCGCCGTTCGGAATGGACCCATTCGTTTTCCCGACCATCGAAAATCCTTTTCCGTCCACATCTGTAAAGGACAATTTGGCCATCTTCCAGGCGATACTCATTCCAATAATAACTATGCGTGACACGGCCAGGTCTCTCTTGCGTAGCATAAATCGTCATGGGTATAAGCCATCCTTTCCGAAGAATAATAGTTCTTTTTATGAGTATAGCACCACAGCCCTGCGGCCGCAAGAGACATCGAACGCCGGGTACGCACGAATGACATCGACTATTATGGAGCCAACTTTATATTTTGAAAGGAGAAAACAAATGGCAGAAATCAAAACTTTGTTGGATGATGTGATCGAAACGGAGATCCAGAACCTGAAGCGATTTTCACCCGATGACGAGGGTAAAGCGGATGCGATTCGAGATCTTGCAGCCCTTCACAAGCTTCGTATTGAAGAGATTAAGGCTCATACTGACGCAGAAGAGAAGGCTCAACGCCGAGAAATGGACAGCGAACAGCGTAAGGCGGAACTTGCCAGCAAGGACACTGACCGGAATCGGGATGAGGAACTTCAGGCGTGTCAGCTGCGAGAGCAGAAGATCGACCGATATGTAAGAGTGGGTGTAGCGGCTGTAGAATTGATGGCACCGTTGGTGTTCTACGGCATCTGGATGAAGCGAGGCTTCAAGTTCGAGGAGTCCGGTGTTTACTCATCCACCACATTCAGAAATCTGTTCAGTCGTTTTAGACCGACGAAGTAACGAACAGGCTCAAAAAATGAGGAGACCACGCAAACAGCGTAGTCTCTTCGTTTTATCGCATGATTAACATAGTATTTTATGGAGAAATCCGAATTTAAGGAGGTTTTACAAATGAAAATGACAGAGGAAGAAGTGAAGCGAGCAAGACTAATTCTACGCATTGGGCGTGCGCGCCGCTTATATGACGCTGGGAAAAACGCAGAAGAAATTGCAGCGGTTGTAAGAGAGCCTGTTGCGTTAATGGAAAAGTGGATCAACAACTTCAAAATCATTGATGAGAAAAGGCACATCCAAAACGGGTAACTCCATGATGGCAAGGGTTCTAACAAGGGCTCTTGCTTTTAGTCAGGCTCCCAACCGGAACCCATATCTTCGATTTGGTCTTCGCCATTCTCCCAGTTTGCGCTAATGTCAAGAAGGGCGCAGCTATAGCAAATATTGCCATCTGGGTATTGGTCATTATAAATGCCCTTATAATATTCTCGACTAAGCTTTCGTCTCACGGTGGCGACATCAAATTCTTTACCACATTCTATACAAATAGCCATACTTGACCCTCCGATCACAAGTGATGTCTCCATTTTATCATAGCCTTCGCCAAATATACAAGGCGCTTTATGAGGAAGAGAGCGCTCTTTACCTCGAAATTTAGCCGAAGGCCGAAAGGCCCTTTGGACTATTTAGGAGGTAATGCAAATGCGTAAGAAGGGTAAAAAGGTCATTATTCCGGAGGGTACTGAATTGATGGATTACCTGAACCAAGGGTACGCCATCTGCAATCAGTGCGGAGCGGTTATGGATCTGAAAGAAGATCCCAGAGGTGGATGTGATATTTACGCCTGCCCATCGTGCGGATGGGAAATTGACGAAATGGAGTACGAGTATGAAAGCGGAGATCCTATGGAGCTCGTGCAAGATGAAAGAGGCGATGACTACCTGATCTTCAGGGATGATATGCCGCCTGCTGGTTGCAGAGCGTGCGGAGGACCATACCCCCATTGCAAGGCGTCGTGCAAAATGTTCGATGACTAAGCATTGACCTACGCGGAGGAGAAGTTCTGTAACAGGGGCTTTTCCTCTTTATATTTTGGAGGAACCATGCGATACCACTACGAGAAACCTAAAATCTACTTATCCATGTATGGCAAGCGCTATCTTTGCGACCATCCGGTCTACCATTCATGCACCTTGTTTGAAATAGACGATCGAGGTTTGGCTGTCATTCAGCAGAGATTTGAAGCAGAAACAAAATCTACTTTCTGGACTGAAATCGACGACTGGCTCACCGATCCATTATATTTGCATCCGGGGTTCCGAGCGTTCTTTGATAGCCGGGCTGCGAAGGGTACGGACGGGCTCTATCCCACGGTGACTATTCGGCAGATCATGTGGGCATTGAAAATGAAGCCGATTCCAAAAGAGCCCTGGGAAACGGTCTTTGACCATTCGCCAATTTAACAAACTCCTTTATGAAGAACCAATAGTATTTGAAAGGGGTTTTTGGCATGAAAACATTAAAAAACAAACTTTGTTCGGTTGTATTGGTACTCTGCGGATGTGTGCCCACATTTGTAGATAATGACGCAACTGCACTGGTGTTATTTGGAATGATCGCGGTGCCGATGTTCTTTGCGAAAGAAAATTGGATCTGCTGAGGGAAGGCCCAGAAACGGGCTCTTTCCTTTTATATTTGCGCTCATTTCACAGCTCCTATTACGGAGAACGATGCTCATTAAGGAGGTTAAAGGAGCATGGACGAAATGAGAATTGAATCAAAATTTACAACAATGATTGCATCTAAACTTGCCGAGAAAGTGGTTCGGGACAAGTTGGGCTATGATGTTGATATCAGGCTGAACCGTCTTCGGACGACAGTGATGGAAGAGAAGATGCATGTGGAATTAAATCTTGATTTGGAGCTTACAAAGGAAGAGCTGAACAAATTGCTGAAAAGCATCGGAATCTGAGGCGAAGGCCCCGTAACAGGGGCTTTTGTCTTTCTTCCGCAGATTTTGCATTTCCTATTATGGAGAGGAAGTTAGCTCAGTGGTAGAGCGCCGGACAAACCCGTCCGGAGGTCATCGGTTCGAGTCCGATACAACCTCTTTAAGTTTTTGCCGAGAAAGGAGAAATGGCGGCATGGAGAAAACAGTTTATATTCATTATGGAGCGTCGGTCTTTGACTCGGCGAAAGGGTTCCCGATCAAGAACCGTCCTCACTGGAATAAACCCGTTGGGGGTCTCTGGGCATCTCGTGAGGCGGCTACATTTGGATGGCGCGACTGGTGTGAGGGCGAAGAACCAGACTGGATCGAGTCATCCAAGTTCTTTCGGTTTACTTTACGGGACGGGGCAAAGGTAGGCGTGATCCATAGCATTCCCGATTTGTGCCGACTGCCCACAGTAGACGGCGATCTTTTCTGGCAGTCTTCAGAGATGCTCGACTTTGAAGAATGTCTGCGACAGGGATGGGATGCTATAGAGCTATGCTGGTATGGAGAGGAGTACAAAGACAAGCGTGGTGCAGACAACATGTACTACGGTCTCTATGGATGGGACTGCGACTGCATTCTCATACTTAATCCAGATGTAGTCGTTCAAATTTGATCTATATTTTGAAAGGAGAAAACGATGGGAAAATATCGCATTCATGATTTCTGCGAGGAGCTAAATTATACGGACATTATCCTTTATGTTCACGAGGAAATCAATTTTCAAGAGCTTTATAAAAGACTGAAAAGTGATTTGGTGAGTCACTTATATCGATTTGATTCCGTGAAAGCAAATCGCCTATTTTATATCGAGAACTGCGATTTACAAAATGTAGACAACAAAGAAATTGCGGAGCTTTTCGATAATGGTTATTCGGTTCTACAGTTGAGAAAAGATAGTGATGGTTTCTTCATTAAAGTCCCTGATTTGCTATAAATGAAAGGAGAAAATTAAAATGGAAGTTAAAATCGTAGGTGAAATCAAGTTCAGAAACTATACGCTTTCTGTCTACGGGGATCTGGACGAGCCTTTATTCAAGGCTGCGGATGTGGCTGAGCTGATGGAGTACAGCCGCAACAACATCTGGGGCATGGTCAATCTCTGTGAAGAGGATGAGAAGATGATGCTCCCCGTGGTGAGCGGAGGTCAGCGCCGGCAGGTCACATTCGTTACAGAGACCGGCCTCTATAACATCTTTGCTCAAAGCCGCAAAAACATTGCCAGAGCATGGCGAAGAGTTGTTCACGAGGAATTGATCGCCCTGCGTCGTTCCAAGGGGCAGAATGTTGCAGAGCAATTTGAGGAGTGGGATCACATGGCCGACTCTATTTACTTTGATGATGAGACCGGGCAACTCATGCGCTCTGTAACCGTCGCTGGCGGGGATGTTGAGCAGGTCCCCTATAATCCTTAATGCGATGAAGGCTGAGGCTTTGTACGATCGTATGGTCATGGGGCAGCTCATAACCGATTACATTCGTGATATTGAACGGAATATGGATCAGACTGCTGCAAGCGACTCTTATTTCAAGGAACTCGGGTTACAAAAGTTTACATTGGAACAGCTGCTCTTGGAACTTAACAGACATAAAGAAGACTTTCCAGCAACAATCGTTACAAGGTTTGTGGAGAGGATGTCTGTAACTGCAAAAGAAGATGATCCGGGTTTTGTCTTCTCCATCTCCAGAGATGCGGCACAGTCGATTCTCGATGGATTATATTTTGATTGAGCTATAAAGGAGGCTCCTAATCTTGAAACCTAAACAAAACCTACTTCAAAGGACTGGAAAGTCAATGAAGAAAGCGGCTCCAACCATATTGACTTGTGTCAGCGCAGCCGGAGTTGTGATGACCGCAGTCCTTACAGCCAAAGCAACTCCTAAGGCACTGCGGTGTCTGGAAGAGGCAAAAACGGCTAAAAATGCCGAAAATGGCGAGAATTTGACCCGAATGGAGACGATAGGAGCGTGCTGGATGACCTACGCACCGGCAGCGATCGCTGGAATCGCTACAATCGGGTGTATTTTCAGTGCAAATGCCCTAAATAAGCGTCAGCAGGCAGCTTTGGTCAGTGCATACGCTCTTGTGAGCAAATCTTACAATGAATACAGGCAAAAAGTAAAAGAGGTTTACGGAGCGGAGGCCCATCGAAAAGTGATGGCTGCTTTGGCAGCGGAAAAGAGCCGTAGTCCTCATATTTCTTCCGAGTCTCTATGCCGCATAACTTCGCTTGATTTTGAGGACTCTGGTGAAGAAGAACGGTTGTTTTACGACAGTATCAGCGAACGATATTTTCAGGCAACCATCAGTCAGGTGCTTCAGGCAGAGTATCATCTCAATCGGAACTTTGCCCTCAGTGGAGGATTTATTACGCTGAATAATTTCTATGAGTTTCTTGGAATCTCAACAATTCCAGAGGGCGATACGATTGGTTGGATGGTTTCGGACGGACTCTATTGGGTGGACTTCGATCATCACAAAGCCGCAGTTGATGACGGGCTTAATGGAGAAGTTGAATGTTATATTTTAGATATTCCGTTTCCACCTATGACTGAGGAAGAATACAACGATTTCCTTTGATCCGCAGAAACAACATCTCCTATTATGGAGAATCTATAAAAACTGGAGGTTAGACTTTATGGAACAGAAAGCGATTTTCAAAGTCTTGTCCTTTGTGGGACTGGCTCTTGGCGGGATTGGTACATTGCTATCCAGCTGGGCGGAAAACAAAGAACAGGATGCCATGATCGAGGAGAAGGTCAACGAAGCCTTGGCAGCCCGTGGATATGGAGAGACTGAAAGTGAGGAGCCCTGACAGGGGCTCTTTGCTTTTGTCAGAGCCGATACACATGAACGAACGGGCACTGCTCCACTTATTTGCCGTTATGGAGCAGTACGAGGATGCTCCGTACTCTGACTGGCCACAGCATGAGGCTGAGGAGATTTCTTTCTCCAAATGGGCAACGGTGGAGATTACACAACAAATATGGGATCATCCGTGGACTATGGCATCGGAGACGATCGAGAAATTCGCCTTAAAAATGGAGGTTTTCGCAGCCACCTCCATGACTGATGCTCAAAGCCGCATTTTCAAAATTGCTGCGGAAACTGCTTGGAGTCTGCTGGAGAGTATTCAGGAGATCGAGCAGTAGGATACACACGATGGGAGGAACAACATTGTGAACAAACAGATCGTTAAAAACGCATGGCGATCACTGCGGAAAACAGTTCAAAAGCACAGCCCGGAAATTCTGACAGGCATTGGAATCGCCGGGATGATTGCTACGGCTGCAATCGCGGTCAAGGCCACGCCAAAGGCTCTTAAAATGATCGAGGAGAAAGAGGGCGAAGTTGGTAAATCATTGACTGAACCCGAAGTGGTAAAGACCACTTGGAAATGTTATATTCCGGCTGCGGTCAGTGGTGTCTGCTCTGCCGCTTGTATCATCGGAGCCAGTTCCATCAATGCTCGTCGGAATGCAGCGCTTGTAACCGCCTATACCATTTCGGAGACGGCACTCAAAGAGTATAAAGGTAAAGCTGTCGAAATTGTAGGCGAAAAGAAAGAGCAGGCCATTCGGGATGCAGTAGCTCGTGAAAAACTGGAAAACGCTCATGTTACAGAGCGAAAATTCGTTCCTACTGGCCGAGGTGAGACCCCCTGCTTTGATCCATTGACCAATGCCTGCTTCAAGTCTGATATTGAGACACTTCGCAGAGCCGAAAACACGCTCAATAAGCGTATGCGTGAAGAAATGCGGATCACGGTCAATGATTTCTTGCAGGAAATTGGCCTTGAGCCTTGCGACAGCTCGATTGGAGAAACAATGGGCTGGGATATTGACAAGGGTTACATCGAACTTGATTTTAGTTCCCAGCTTGTAGAAGGCATTCCCTACCTTGTCATTGGGCATAGTATTCCGCCAACTTATCTCGGTTGGTAAAATCCGCAGAAATAGCAACTCCTGTTATGGAGAACCATCCATGAAAACTTATATTTAAGGAGGACTTAATAATGGAAGAGATGAACGCAAGAGTGATGGAGAACGAGGAACTCGACGAAATTACTGAGGTTGATGAGGTTTCCGAAAGCAGCAGTGCTGGCGCATTGGTTGCTGGAATCGCTGGTGGTTTCTTGGCCTACGCTATGATTGGCGGGGTGAAGAAACTTTGGGGGATTGTTGGTACCAAGGTGGCCGAATACAAGGCTGCACGGAAGGATCAGACCGAAGTGGTGGACGCGGAGTACACCGAAGTCGACAATGCGGAAGACTCTGACACGGAAAGCTCTGAGAAGTAAGAGCAAGAGAGGTTCGCTGAAGGGAGAGTACCTATAACAAGGTGCTTTCCCTTTTTCATTTTTATATTTACAAGGAGGAAACGCAATGGCGGATTACCCTAATAATTCCCATAGTGCGAGAGAAAAAACGGGTGCTGCCGCAGGTCAACCTGAGAAGAAGCCACTGGAAAAGGTTGTTACCGGTGCGGCTAAGACAAGAAAGAAGAGCGAAGCAAGGAAGTTCTTCAATATCTTTGTTCCGGAAGATACGGACAGCGTTAGAGCGTCCATTTTAGCAGATGTCATTGTTCCGGGTGTTAAGAACGCTATCGCTGATGTGGTCAGCATCATGCTTTTTGGTGATTCAGGTCGACTTGGGAGTCGTAAAGGTGGCTCCAGAGTTGGTTATCAGAAATTCTATGATGATCGTCGAGATGACCGCAGAGCATACGGACGCCCCAGAGCAGCTGTCACCTTTGAATGCGATGACATCATCTTTGAGACCTACGGCGATGCCGCTTTGGTTTTAGAGCAGTTAGAGGCTGCAATCGCCAACTATGATGTAGCATCGGTAGCAGATCTTTACGATCTGGCAGGTGTGACTTGCCCCAATTACACAGCCAATAAGTATGGTTGGTCCGATCTTCGTAGAGCGAAGGTCATCCATACACGGGAAGGTTATATGCTTCAGCTTCCCAGAACGGAGGAGCTGCGCTAAGAGGAGGTGTTGGTCGTGTACGGTTATACCACGCCTTATGGGTACATGGGCATGGTGAATGGTAGATGGATGCTGTTCGCCTCGGACACCGAGTACCATGAATATTTGAAGGAGATGCACGAATGAAAACAAATCTTGATTCTTTTGTTGGAGTCGGGATCTGCGTCTTAGGTCTGGTCGGTGTTGGGTACGCCGTTGGCGTCCGATCCAGGATGAAGTCTGTATGTGACAAACTGGATATTACCATCGACCGTCTGGCCAATGACACCGATATCGACATTCCGGATAAGATTATCGATCAGGCTGTTCAGAGAGCTGTCGAACGAGAGTCTTACAATGCGGTAAAGCGTGCTACGGATGAGGTCACCTGTGATATTAAGCAGGAAATCGAAAACCGCGTTGGCGCTGCCGTAAAACAGCAGTACAACATTATTTCTGATGGTGTGACCGATCAAATCGCTAAGAATGTGGCTAAGATTGATGAGTCTCGGCTGAAGAAAGAAGTCGTACAAAAAGCCAAAGAGCAAATTGCGGAGAAATTCGATGATAAGCTGGATAGCTTACTGGAGGAATTCAATGGAAATCTCCAGAATGTAGGGAGAATCTACAAATCTATTGCTAAATCATTTTCTAAGGAGGATATTCTGTGATGAATAAGAATGAACTTGTTAAGTCTGTGAGCCTGACCTTCAATCGGATCGGCTTCCAGCTTCAGAAAAAAAGCCCCGAGATCCTGGTGGCCGTTGGTGTGGTTGGCGTAGTGGCCAGTGCAGTTATGGCTTGCAAGGCCACCCCTAAGGCCTGTAAGGTTGCTGAGAAAAACGCGCAGCAGCTGGATACGATCCATACTGCTGATGAGAACGGAGTAACCAACGCTGGCGAAGTGTATACCAAGGAAGATGTTCGTCGTGATACGATCCAGGTTTACACCCAGACTGGTATTTCCTATGTGAAGTTGTATGCTCCCGCAGTTCTCTTGGGTGCCGCGTCCATCACTTGCATTCTGTCCAGTCATCATATTCTGAAGAAGCGCAATGTCGCGCTGGCCGCGGCTTATACAGCACTGGATCGGAACTTTAAGGATTATCGCGACCGCGTTCTGAATCGGTTTGGCGAGCAGGTGGAGAAAGAACTCCGTTACAATGTCAAGGCTAAGGAGATCGAGACCACTGTTGTGGATGAAAAGGGTAAGGAAAAGAAGGTCAAAGAGACTGTAAATGTGGCGGATGAAGGTTGGAATCCATCCAAGTATAGCGAGTATGCCCGCATCTTTGATGAGACCCACACCGCGTATATGAAGGATGCTGAGCAGAACCGTTTCTATCTGCTGGCTCGTCAGGCACAGGCCAATGATCGACTGAAATCTCGTGGTCATCTGTTCCTGAATGAAGTTTATGAGATGCTGGGGTTCCCTCTGACCAAGGCCGGCGCTGTTGTCGGATGGATTTACGACCCCAAGGAGCCTATCGGCGACAACTTTGTGGATTTCGGCATCTTTGAGGTTTGCCGGGACAAGGCTGTGGACTTCGTGAATGACTATGAGCGTTCTTTCGTCCTGGACTTTAATGTCGTGGGCGATATCACTGATGCCCTGGCCTCTCATCAGACACTGTGAGGTGAACCATGAGAAAAATTCTTGTTTGTCTGCTGATGGTAGGAGCAATCTTCACGGGGGGTATCGTTTGTCAATGCCCCGAACCGGTATCTACGACGATTGAGCCTGAACCTCTGACTGTGCAGCCGCTTAGAGCAACGGTAAGTCTGATAGAGACTCCGATAAAAATTGCAGAAGAGGTTGCCGTTGTGCACGAAGCACCTACCCCGGAACCCGAAACGGTTTTGACAGAAGAAGAAATCGATCTGATTGCGCTACTTACCATGGCCGAAGCTGAAGGAGAGTGTGAGGAAGGACAGCGATTGGTTATTGATGTGGTGCTTAATCGTGTGGATGACCCGCATTTCCCCAATACAGTTCGCGAAGTTGTTTATCAGAAGAATCAGTTTTCTGGAATGTATGGGGAGCGTATTAAACGCTGCCATGTAATGGATGAACTGGTAGAGTTGGTTCGAGACGAGCTGGAAAGCCGCACGAATCATGATGTGGTATTCTTCCGGACCAATCATTATCATTCCTACGGAGTCCCCATGTTCCAGGTGGGGGCGCATTATTTTTCCAGTTATGATTAAAGGAGGCGCACATTATGAAGAACTATATGAGAGCACTGCTGTCTTATGCTCTTGCCACCGTTTCTGGTCTTTGCTTTGTTAGCGGCGTCACCATCTTATCGGCACGGAGGTAATCAATATGGAGGGATTCGCAAATCTGGTATCCATGTTGGATTACGCTGTGAATACCAGACGAAAACGCCACATCACAGGCGGGCTTTTGATCAGCGCAGCTTTACTGTTCGGAGGTCTTGCAATTACGGTGATGAGCGTGAAAGACGAGGAGGGAGACTACGATGAATAAATTGGGAGGGGTTATCGCGTTCCTCGCCGGCACTGCGATTGGTGGTGCAGTTGCATGGCGTGTTGCCAGTGAGCGATATGCAAAAATCTCGGAGGAAGATATTCTTTCTGTTAAGGAGGCATTCCGAAACAGAGAGCAGAAACTGAAGAACGAGCTTGAAGAACTCAAGATGTCTCTTGAAGAGAAGGAACACACGGTGGAAGAAGAAAAAGTCACTCCTACTATCCTGAGTACAAATGAGCATCAGGATAAAGGGGATATTAACGAGTATGTCCGCATGGTCAATCGTACCAAATATGCGCATACTTCGGTTCCACCGAAAGAGGACCATAGTATCGAGGCGCCTTATGTCATTTCCCCTGAGGAGTTTGGCGAGATGGATGGGTATACCCAAATCAGCCTGACCTACTTTGAGGATGATGATATTCTCTCTGATGAGAACGGCGTTGTCATCGACGATCCGGAGGAAATTGTAGGCGATGCGCTGAACCATTTTGGGGATTATGAGGAGGACTCCGTCTTTGTCCGAAGTGATCCCAAGCGGTGTGACTATGAGATCCTTAAAGATCTTCGCAGCTATGCCGAGTTTCGTTCCACCCTTCCTCCCAAGATCTAAAAAGGAGGTTCTGAGTTTTGACTCAAAACGAGCTAATTGACCAGTATTTTGACTGGATGTATCAGCTCGTGGTCGATGACCGATATACCAACAAGTCTTATCGAAAACTGTTTGTGAGGCTCTATGATACGGAGTTCATCTATACAATTCCGATGGACGGAAACCGAGCCGAAGACGGCATCGAGCTTAGGTATCGGTTCGGTCGCGAGCAATTATATTCTGATGCCATGATCGCTTCATACCTGGATGATAGGCCGTGCAGCGTTCTGGAAATGATGATCGCCCTTTCTATTCGCTGTGAGGAGCATATTATGGACGACCCCGATATTGGAAATCGAACGGGTCAGTGGTTCTGGAGTATGCTGGTAAGTCTCGGTATTGGCGTTATGGATGACCGGAAATTTGACAGATATTTTGTCGACCGGACATTGGAACGCTTTCTTGACCGAGGGTACGAACGAAATGGAGAGGGCGGCCTTTTTACCGTGAACAACGGCCGCGACATGAGACGAACGGAGATCTGGTATCAGATGCAATACCATTTAGGTGAGATTATTCAAGAGGGAGGCATTTAACATGGGAAACAAATCGGTAATGAGTGTTAGCACGCTCGGTGATTTGACCGCTCTGATGAACCATAATTTTCAGGTTGCTGACAAGCGCATGAGCAAACTGTTTCGTAAGAACAGGAGCATCACCGTTATGGCTTTGACAGCCATCGGACTTGCTATTTGGTCCGAGGTGGAACGCCGGAAGCAGGAAGAACAAATCTATCAGCTTTCTATCAAAGTAAAAGAGCTGGAGTATGGTAAAGGAGAGTAAGCGGCCCGATGCTGGACTTCTTGATGATCGCAACGCGAAGCGGGAAACGAGGCATCATCGAGGTATATCCCAAGTTTATCATCAAGAAAAGTAACGACCTCATGATCAGAGGCGGCGACTTCTACGCGATATGGATTGAGGAACGGGGGATATGGTCGACTGATGAACAGGATGCGGTCGACTTGATCGACCGTGAGCTGGACCAATACGCTGAGGAAAACCGCAAGCGTTTTGACGACAATATTCGTGTCCTGCATATGTGGGACGCAGAAACCGGCATGATCGATAGCTGGCATCGATACTGCCAAAAGCAAATGAAAGATCAGTTCCACATGTTAGATGAAAAACTGGTCTTCTCGAACACAAAGGTGGGGAAACGAGATTACGCCAGCAAATCTCTTCCCTACCCGCTGGAACCTGGTGAGACGCCAGCGTGGGACAAGCTGATATCTACATTATATTCTCCAGAGGAACGCCACAAAATCGAGTGGTGTATCGGTTCGATTGTTACCGGTGACTCCAAGAAGCTGCAAAAGTTTCTGGTGTTCTATGGTGCGGTCGGCACAGGTAAAAGTACCATCATCAATGTGATTCAGCAGCTATTCGAGGGGTATCACACCAGTTTCAGTGCAAAGGATCTCGGTTCGTCCAGTAATGCTTTTGCTCTGGAGGCATTTCGCTCAAACCCGTTGGTCGCAATTCAGCATGACGGCGATCTCTCCAGAATTGAAGACAACACCCGTATCAATAGTTTAGTATCCCATGAGATGATGACGGTGAACGAGAAGTTCCGTTCGGCCTATTCCAACCGGTTCAAAACATTTTTGATTATGGGTACCAACAAACCGGTAAGGATCACAGATGCAAAATCGGGTATTATCCGAAGATTGATTGATGTGACTCCCACCGGAGATAAGGTTCCCCCGACAGAGTACAGGCTTCTGACAAAGCAAATTCCTTTTGAGTTGGGCGGGATTGCCTGGCATTGTCAAGAAGTCTATTTGGAGAATCCGGACTATTATAGCGATTATATTCCCATTTCGATGATGGGGGCGTCCAATGATTTCTATAACTTTGTCGTGGACTCGTATCATGTCTTTAAGCGGGAGGATGGCGTCTCTCTGAAATCCGCTTGGGAGATGTACAAGACCTATACGGAGGAAGCCAAAGTCCCATATCCTGTTTCTCGTATGATATTCAAGGAGGAGTTGAAGAACTACTTCCGAAACTATGAGGAACGGTTCAGTATGGGGGATGGTTCCAGAGTACGGAACTATTACAGCGGGTTCAGAACCGAAAAATTTGAAGACCAGGCTCCGGAGGAAAAGGAGACCTCTTCGAGCCCTGTTCCGGCGCATCCGTCTATCGATTTTGTAGATGGGGCGCCATCCTACTTTGATAAAGCCTGCGGAGATTGTCTCGCCCAATATGCAAACGAAGAGGGTACGCCTCGTAGGAAATGGGAGAAGGTTTCGACAAAGCTTTCGTCTCTGGACACTACGAAGCTACACTATGTCAAGCTTCCCGAGAACCATATCGTCATCGACTTTGATATTCCGGATGAGCAGGGGCAAAAATCTTTTGAGCAAAATTTGGCTGAGGCAAGCAAGTGGCCCGCGACCTATGCGGAGGTAAGTAAGAGCGGCTGCGGCATCCACCTGCATTATATTTATTCCGGAGATCCCACCCGATTGAGTCGAATTTACGATGACCACGTCGAGGTTAAGGTGTTCACTGGTAATAGTTCTCTGCGGCGAAAGCTATCCAAATGTAACGACCTGCCTATCGCTACGATAAGCTCTGGGTTACCGTTGAAAGGAGAAAACAACGTGGTAAATTCCAAAGTAGTTCAAAGCGAGAAAGGGCTTAGAATTCAGATCAAACGAAATCTCAATAAAGAGATCCATCCGGCGACTAAGCCCTCTATCGACTTTATCTACAAGATCCTGACGGATGCGTATGAAAGCGGTCTGACTTATGATGTGACCGATATGCGCAACGCAGTCCTGGCCTTTGCGGCCAACAGCACCAATCAGGCAGAATACTGCATCAAATTGGTAAATAAGATGCCGTTCAAATCTGCCGAGGATGGACCTGCGGTTAAGAATGACGACGCAAAGTTGGTCTTTTATGATGTTGAGGTCTTCCCAAATCTGTTCCTTGTAAACTGGAAGATCGAAGGTCCGGATCAGACTGTCGTGAGAATGATCAACCCCAAGCCAACAGACATTGAAAGTCTGATGAAGTTCCGTCTTGTCGGTTTTAACTGCCGCAGGTACGATAATCATATTCTGTACGCACGATTGATGGGTTACACCAATGAACAGCTCTTCAATCTGTCGCAGAAGATTATCAATAGCGAGAAAAAGGCTCGAAGCAATAACTGTTTCTTCGGGGAAGCGTACAATGTCTCTTATACGGATGTGTACGACTTCTGCTCTGTTAAACAGAGTTTGAAGAAGTGGGAAATTGAATTGGGCCTGCATCATCAGGAGCTCGGACTTCCTTGGGATCAACCTGTGCCCGAACATCTGTGGCAGAAGGTGGCAGAATACTGCGATAACGATGTGATTGCGACAGAGGCGGTATTCAACGCCCGCAAGGCTGACTTTGTGGCCCGTGAGATCCTGGCCGATGTGGCAGGAATGACGGTAAATGATACGACGAACTCTTTGACCACCAGAATTATATTTGGCGGAAATAAGCGTCCGCAGGATCAGTTCAATTATCGCAACATGGGTGACGCCAGTCAGATCTATGACCCGAACAAGGATCTTCCATTTACCTTCGGCGAAGAGGAATACGATGGATACACAGCTTTTGACAAAAAGAAGCGCCCCATCTTCCCTGGATACAAGTTCGAGGGTGGAAAGTCTCTCTATCGAGGTGAAGAAGTTGGCGAAGGCGGGTATGTCTATGCTGAGCCTGGTATGTACGGTGATATTGCTCTGCTGGATATTGCGTCCATGCATCCCAGTTCCATCATTGCAGAAGAATTGTTTGGTCCGGAGTACACGAAACGGTTCCAGGAGATCAAGGACGCTCGTGTGGAAATCAAGCATAAGAACTTCGAGAAGGCTCGAAAGATGCTGAACGGTGCTTTGGCAAAATACCTGACGGATGAGGGATCGGCGGACTCTCTGGCACAGGCGCTAAAAATCGCTATCAACTCAGTCTATGGTCTGACTTCTGCCAACTTTGAGAACCCCTTCCGAGACAACCGAAACAAAGACAATATCGTCGCTAAACGCGGAGCCCTGTTTATGGTCAACCTCAAGCATGAGGTCCAGAAGCGGGGCTTTACTGTTGCCCATATCAAGACGGACTCTATCAAGATTCCCGATGCTACGCCTGAGATTATTCAGTTTGTGATGGATTACGGCAAGATGTACGGTTATGTCTTTGAACATGAGGCGACCTATGATCGGATGTGTCTGGTCAACAACGCAGTCTATATTGCCAAATATAGTACCGGCGAGAAGTGTCAGCAGGCTTACGGTTATATTCCCAGTGATATTCGGAAGCACCCTGGCGAATGGACGGCCACCGGCACCCAGTTCCAGATTCCGTATGTATTTAAGCGGCTGTTCTCCAAAGAGGAAATCATGTTTGAGGATATGTGCGAGACCAAGTCGGTTACTACAGCTTTGTATCTGGATACGAATGAGACTCTTCCGGATGTGTCCGATTTAGAAGCGGAGCGCGATAAACTTTGGAAGCAAATCAATGACCCGAAACGACTGAATGAACCTATGAAAGCGGAATGCGCTCGAATTGAAGAATTGGAACCACTCATCGAAGCCGGCCACAATTATATTTTCGTAGGTAAAGTGGGTTCTTTCTGTCCTATGAAGCCGGGTTACAACGGCGGACTGCTGCTTCGTGAAGTAGTGGATAAAAAGACTGGCAAGAAGAGCTATGCTTCTGCTGGTGGCGCTAAGGGGTATCGTTGGTTGGAGTCTGAAATGGTCAAGCAGCTCGGTAAAGAGGATGGTATTGATCGAGGCTACTATGACGCCATGGTGGATACAGCTGTTGCGGACATCTCCCAGTATGGAGACTTCGAGTGGTTTGTATCGGATGATCCTTATATTCGGACAGTGGATGACACGCCTCCTTGGTTCGGTGCTGGAGAACCACATGAAGAAGACCCCACTCCGTTTGATGTGAGGTGATTTACATGACCATTTCGCTAATTGCATTTTTCATCAATGTCATTGCTGCATTCACCGCCGCTCGCACAGGTCACATGATTTGGTGTGGCATTGACATCACAGTTGCTGTTTTAATGGCGTTAGTGGCCATTTGCGGTGAAGGACGATTGTTGAACAGAATTAAAAGCCTCGAACAAGAGGTTGATATTTTGAAACGGAGGATGTAAACAACACCTCTCAAAGTATACCACCTAAAAATATAAAGCAATAAAGGAGATTTTAATTATGGCTAACCCCAGAGTGAATGACAATCTTGTAATCGAAAACGCCCGTCTTCTGTTCCGGAACTTCTCCGGACGGGAGAGCAAGTACAACCGAGCTGGTCAGCGTAATTTCTGCGTCTATATCGAGGACCCTGAGGATGCTCAGAAGCTGGAGCGTGATGGCTGGAACATCCGTGTTCGGGCGCCCAGAGATGAGGGCGAGGAGCCTCGCTACTACCTTCAGGTGGCCGTCAGCTTCGATAACATTCCACCCACGGTTTATATGATCACCAAGCGGAAGAAGGTTCGGCTGGATGAAGAGTCCATTGATACGCTGGACTTCGCAGAGATCCGTAATGTGGACCTGACCATTCGCCCCTATAACTGGATCATTCAGGAGGGCACCAAGAATGAGAAGAGCGGTGTCAAGGCCTATCTGCGGTCTCTGTATGTCGTCATCGAAGAGGATGAGTTCGCCGAGAAGTATGCTGGCGACGAGTATCCGGAGGAATAAACCTTATATGGGGGCGTCGGTGAATAAGGAGATAGCCGGCGCTCCCATTATATTTTGAAAGGAGAAAAACGTGGTTAACGAGGTAATTTACCACATGATATTTAAGGAGGGCGCGGAATGAAACCATTCTGGAAAAATACCCGGAAGAGAAAAACGAAGAAACATTCCCAGCCTTCTCAGCAGAAACCAAGGGCACAGATGCGGGCGAAACCCATGGAAGAACCTTGGAAACCACTGATGGCTGTCACAATGCCTTCGGTAAAGAAAGAGACATCGCCTATTGCACAGGTACCGAAATCAGCTCGAACGGTTAAGAAGGAATACACCCCAGCCAGACCGTCGACACGAAAAAGCGAGCACTACCAGGAGTTTCGCAATAAATTTCACCAACTACTCTCTTCAAAGTGTCGTCCGATCGATATTTGGAGGGATTTTATTGTCATGTCGGCCTGCGCAATGTCCAATACCGTTGACAAATCCCACTATGATGAGCGAGAGAAACGGTATCTTGAAATCATTAACAAATACGAAAAATCTCAGCAGCACATATTTCCTGAACTCTATGCCGATGTGGTTATGGCTTTGGATGAAAACCCAGAGCAGGATTTCCTTGGAGAGATGTTTATGGATCTACGCCTCGACTATGAGGAGCTGAAGCAGATATTTACGCCATACCATGTGTGCCAACTGATGGCTGATGTTACAATGGATAACCTCGTTGAACAAGTAAACGAACAGGGCTATGTTTCGATCAACGATTGCTGTTGTGGAGCCGGAGCAACTCTAATTGCCGCAATCAATTCCGCCCGTCGCAAATTAGAAGACGCGGGGTTAAATTTCCAAAACCACATTCTGGTTATCGGACAGGATATTGAAGAATTGGTAGCCTTGATGTGTTACATTCAGATTTCTCTACTTGGAGTAGCTGGTTATATCAAGGTTGGAAATGCGCTCACCGAGCCGATGACTTCGGGCGACAGCATGGAGAATTATTGGTTTACGCCTATGTACTTCTCCGATGTATGGCACACAAGAAGAATGGTCAACAAATTCATAGATCTGTTCGAGAAAGGAGAAAAGTAATGACCAAATGTTCGAGATGCAAAGACTGTAAGTTCAATACTCCCCTTGGAAAAGAAACCTCTATTTGCAAAACATGTGTTTACGGAACGCACTTCCAACCCAACGAGCGAAGTAAAATCTACTATGAGTCTGTTCGAGAGATGAACCAGCCGCCTAAAGCTTACCGAGACATGATAGAGAGACAAAGCAATGATATTTCTATTGTCCCAGAAATTCAGAATGTCATATTTAAGGAACCGGCTACCATTGTTTTCTGGGCTGATGGGACAAAGACTGTTGTAAAGGCAGTTTATGACGAATTCGATCCGGAGAAAGGTCTGGCCATGGCGATTACGAAGAAAGCTCTTGGTAACAAGGGTAAATACTTTAATACCATCAAAAAATGGACAGATGAGTATCTGGAGAAAGAGAATAAGTGATGCTCTGTGGCGATACAACTCTATGACTACCAGCAAGAGGCTCTTAGCCGGATGAAAAACGGCTGCATCCTCTGCGGCGGGGTCGGCTCTGGCAAGTCCAGGACCGGCCTCGCTTATTATTATATTCAAGAGGGTGGAAAACTGGGTACGGACGATTATGTTCCGATGAAAAAACCCAGAGATCTTTACATTATTACAACGGCTCGTAAACGAGACACCTGCGAATGGCAAGGAGATCTGGCGCCATTCTTACTTTCCCCCACACCAGAGGCCAACTACTATAAGAACAAGGTGATTATTGATTCCTGGAATAACATCACAAAGTATGTGGATGTCAAAAATGCTTTCTTTATATTTGACGAGCAGCGGGTGGTTGGCTATGGCGCGTGGACTAAGGCGTTTCTGAAAATCGTCAAGTCGAATGACTGGATCTTACTATCGGCGACACCGGGAGACACTTGGCAGGATTATATTCCAGTGTTTATAGCCAATGGCTTCTATCGGAATAAAACCGAATTCATCGACAATCATGTTATTTACGACTGGAGAGCAAAATACCCCAAAATTGATGGATACCGCAATACCGGCCGATTGATTCGACTAAGGGATAAGATCCTGGTCAATATGGACTTTAAGCGCCAAACAGTTTCTCACCACGAGGATGTCAGAGTCTCGTATGATATTTCCAAATACAAGGACATTATGAAAACCCGTTGGAACCCATGGGAAGACCGCCCAATCGAAACGGCTGCTGAATTATGTATGGCGCTCCGCAAAGTCACAAATTCGGATGACTCCCGATCTGTTGCAGTTCTGGAGCTGATGGAGGACCATCCCAAAGTCATCATCTTTTATAGCTATGACTATGAATTGGATATTTTACGGTCGCTCGGATACCCAGAAGGAACCGAGGTTGCGGAATGGAACGGCCATAAACATCAGGAAATTCCTACGGGGGATAAATGGGTTTATCTCGTTCAGTACACTGCTGGGTGCGAAGGCTGGAACTGCATTACAACAGACACCATTATATTTTACTCGCAGCAGTATTCTTATAAGGTTGCCACACAAGCGGCCGGCCGGATCGATCGCCTCACAACGCCTTATCACGACCTTTATTACTATCATTTGAAGAGTTTCTCCGGAATTGACCTCGCTATCAGCAAAGCTCTATCCAAGAAGAAGAACTTCAATGAAGGTAAGTTTGTCGGCTGGGCAACAAAACCGCTACCAGCAGCCGCATAATTTTCAAGCCCCTTTATGGAGAAGACACCACAATGCGTCTTCTTTTATATTTTCGAGGAAAGGAGGCGAATGCCTTGCAACGACAACCAGATTTGGAGGTAAGGGACTTCTTCGATACTCTGTCTAAGACCCCTTCCATCAAAGCGAAAAAACAGCTACTTGCTGAAAAACGCGATGATGGGAATACCAAAAAATTCTTAGACTATCTGTTAAACCCATTCTTCGTAACAGGTATTTCGGAGAAGAAAATCGAAAAAGTAGTGCCCAGACAAGTGACCATTCACTTTGACTCATTTCATGAACTTATGTCCTATGTTCGAGAGAACCACACTGGCTCTGATGATATTTTAGCAAATGTCCAAGCTTTTCTGAATAATGTGGAACCTGACTTACGGTCATTCTATAGTGGTATCATCACCAAAAGCATTCGTATTGGGTGCGATGTTAAAACTGTGAATGATGCACTCGGATATGAACTTATTCCACAATGGGAGGTTCAACAGGCATATCAAATTGGGAAATTGAAGATGAACGAAAACGAGTGGTTCAGCCTGAGCCAGAAACTTAATGGTGTCCGCGGAACCTACTTCGAGGGAAAGCTTATCAGCAGACAAGGAAAAGAGTTTAGCGGCTTGGATCACATCTTAGAGGACATCCGTCAGCTCATCCCACATTCAGATGATTGGGTTCTTGATGGAGAATTGATTCGCAAGAATGTGGATCATATTTCTGACAATGAGAATTTCCGGCTGACAACCGGGATCATAAACCAAGAAGATGGCGATAAGAGTCTGATTCAACTGGTAATCTTTGATATTCTGCCAAAGTCTGAGTTTCTGTGTGGAGAAAGCAAATTGCGATATCGAGATCGTTTAGAGCAGTTAAAGTTACTGAAAAGAATGATATGGAAGCAGAAACTATCAAGTCTTCGTATTGTTGATATTCTCTACACAGGCAACGATATGTCCATGATTTCCAAGTGCCTGGATCGCATGATTACGGAAGGCAAAGAAGGATTGATGCTGAATCGAAATAGCAAATACTTCACTCGGCGCCATAACGGCATTCTTAAAGTGAAGCAGTTCTACACAGTAGACCTCGAAATCATGGATCTTGAAGAAGGGACAGGGCGGCTATCTGGAACTTTGGGAGCATTCGTCGTTCGCTATAAGGACAATTACTTGCGAGTGGGGTCTGGAATGACGGATAAACAGCGCAAACAGTTTTGGAACGATGGCATTAGTCTGATTGGTCGTGTCATTGAGGTAAAGTATAAGGATGAAAGTTACGACCGCAGAACAGGGCTTCATAGCCTCCAGTTCCCAATCTTTGTTCAGCTCCGAGAACTCGGTAAGCAAGAGAGCTACGACTGATATTTTTGAAAAGGAGAAAAACGATGAATGAGGAAAATAAGTCTACGACAAACTTGGGCGATTTTGAAGATCGTATTCGGGCTTTTCGCGATTGCATGGAGCCTGCTTTGCATCTGCTTCCAGAGGACATCATTGAGAGACTGAAGCGGCAAGGGTTCTTTAATGCACCTGCCAGTGCCGCACACCATGGTTCTCATGAAGGTGGCTTGTTCGAGCATAGTCTTAATGTGACCAGATCTCTGGTGGCGATTACTGAGAAAAACGGGCTTTCTTGGATGCGGCCGGAGTCGCCATACATTGTCGGTATGTTCCATGATATTTGTAAGCAAGACCAATATCGGCATCCTATTACCGAAAACTATTACACTGCCGATGGGGAAATAATTCATATCGAAGATGGAAGCAAGTGGGAATATGCTCCTGATATTCTACTTAAAGGACATGGAGATCGTTCGGTTATGCTGCTCTCTCAACATCTACCTCTTACGATGGAAGAGATTCTGTGCATTCGCTATCACATGGGTGCCTTTGTGGATAAAAGTGAGTGGAACGACTACACCAGGGCTGTTCATCTTTATCCGAATGTCCTATGGACACATACGGCCGATATGATCGCGGCACACATCCTGGAAATTGACAAGTGATCGGACCTATTATATTCTACCGAATAAGAGGTGAAGTAAATGCTTGGAGCAATTATCGGCTACATTGTCGGTTCCCGTTTTGAGCGGAATAACCACAAGTCAAAGGATTTTGAACTGTTCACGGACCAATGCCAGTTTACGGATGATACCGCCATGACGGTTGCCATTGCGAAGGCTCTGCTGGAATGCAACGGCGACTATACTGATTTGAGCAATCACGCCATTCGGTGTATGCAGGAGATTGGTCGAAAGTACCCTAACGCCGGGTATGGACAAATATTTTACCTATGGCTGCACAAAAAAGCGCCAGATTCTTACTGGAGCTATGGGAACGGCTCTGCTATGCGGGTCAGCCCTGTGGCTTATGTGGCCGAAACAGAGAAAGAGTGCATAGCACTTGCAAATGCTGTAACTCGGGTTAGTCATGACCATCCGGAAGGGATGAAAGGTGCCGCGGCTTTGGCCACATGGGGTGCATTTCGGGGAGCATCGAAGCAGATAATCCGAAAAGTCATTGAAAATCGGTATTATATTCTGGATTTCACCATTGATGAGATCCGATCCAAATACCGTTTTGACCCCAGCTGCCAAGGTTCTGTCCCACAGGCAATCGAAGCGTTCTTAGAGTCAGAGAATTTTGAAGATGCCATTCGGATTGCAGTTTCCTTGGGCGGAGATAGTGATACGATTGCCGCCATTACCGGAGGGATTGCTGGGGCCTATTATGGTGTTCCGGATTACCTTTGGGAAACAGCAATAGCGTATCTACCAAAAGACTTTCTGGATATTGCAGAAGCTTTTGAGAGCATCGTACCAAAACCAATCAAAGTGTAATTTAGACCATCCTCGCTTTGAGGGTGGTCTTTTCGTTTTCGGAGAAACCAGGAGGTAATAAAATTGGACGAAAGACAGCTAAAGGAGTTCTTTACTGCCATTGGCACATTGGCTGAGATGTCTCTGCTATTTTACCGCAGTAGCGTAGCTGCGAAAGCAACCCCCGAAGAGGCCATGCGTATAACACAGGCATTTATCGCCGTGGCTCTGAACGGGGGCAAGAGCGATAATAAGGAGGGCGCTTGATGGGTAAAAACATACTCTGCACCGACTGTGCTTACTGTGGAGATAAGTATAGTTTCCCTCTTCCTAACGGTCTTCTTTATGTAGACCCGCAAAATCCAGCAATTAAGCGATATTTTTGTTGCTGTGGAGACAGCGCTTTTTATGGTCAGGACATAACTGGGAAAGGCATAAATCAATGTGAATACTTTGAAGAAGTATGACGGAGGAGAATTTAATGGCAGGCTTAAATTGCGAAGTAAAATGGGAAACCAGACTCTGCAAAGTAAAAGGAGAACTTGGATATTTCCATTGTTGGGAGCATTGGTCGAATATTGTAGATGCCAGTCCGCTCCGTGGCGGTCATCCTGGAGGACAAATCGAGCAGGTCTATGGCATCGTCGAGTTTAAGGATGGAGTTCGCAGGATCGACCCTTCCCAGATCATTTTCTGTGATGAACAGAATGCCATGCTTTGTGAGATGGCAAAGCATGATGAGGAGATGAGTAAGACGCCATGAACATTTGGAGGGGAACTGACCTTGCAGCTGATATTTTGGGCTTCGTAAAAGATACACCTGGTGATAGAGTTGCACAGGTCATTGTCAAAAGCACCGATGAACCCTATTATAAAGGGATTTGCGCAGATGCTAAAAAGTGTGGAGTCGAAATCATTACCGCAGAAAAATTAGTTCGCAACTGTGCTTATCCGACCATATCGCTAAATCCAGATATTAGGGTTCCCGATGCAATCAATCTGGACGGAGGATATTTGATGCCTTGTACGGCCGAAGCGACAATGCGTTTGCTCAGGCATTACGGGTTCGATTTCCAAGGGGCAGATGTCCTTTTATTAGGCAGGTCGGAGCGAGTTGGTGGGCCGCTGTCATATTTATTGACAAACACCGACGCAACCGTTACGGTCGCACATAGTTTCACAAAGAAGTCTTTCATTCATAGGTTGGCCCAAAATGCCGACCTAATCATATCTTCTGTTGGAGGTCATGATTTTACGGAGTTGGAATTGAAACCAACTGCTACAGTTGTTGATATTGGCGGAGACTTCGTTGGTGTATCCGGTATTCAAAACTATGTTCCGTTTATTGGTGGCGTTGGGCCTGTGACTCGGGCCATTCTTATGGAACACATTCTTAAATTCAGGAGGCCAATGATGCAAATTGACTCAACTTCGATCTGCCTGAACTGCGCGAATCTTCAAACGGTTACAGAAGATCAATACTGCGGCATTGAACGACCGATTGTTTTGGTGGAATGCAAAATGGAGGTTTATGCTTTCCCTTGCCACAACGACCAGTCATGTACTTATTTTAAGGAGAAAAATGATGACAAACATTGAAAACAAGAAATCGGAAGCACTATCTCGGATGATTACACTTGGACTACACCCCAAGGTTATGCAAAAATTTCAGGACGGCGTTTTAACTTGCTCAGAGCTTGCCGAGGATGGTTCGTTTCTTCACCGTGAACCAACCGCTGAGGAGTTGGAATCCATTGGGGCATTCCAGAAAGAGCATAATTGCTTAGTTTACTATGCGATCAAGACCCATACCGACATTGGAACCATGCTCGCTCTCCTTTATGTTTCTGATAATGTAGAGGAATGGGCTTCTGACATGCTGGATATTCAGGCGAAGACGCCCATAGCGTATGTCATCAATTACGATGCAGAATGGTGTTCGGAATTCGGCTCTATCGGTGTTGCAAATGTCTGTGGGCAGCTGGTACGGACGGAGTGATTGAATTTTGAAGTTTGCAGAAAATGACAATATGCGTAAAGCTCGACTTCAAAGGATGTTACTTACGGAACTCGCCAATGACACCGTTATCCCGGATGAAAATGGCGAGCTTTTAATCTTTGAACGGGATAGCACCCCCAAAGATATAGAACATCTTCGTCCAGTCGGTGAGATTGATATTACTCACGAGCTGGAATTGCTTAAAAAGATGGAGGAGAAAACAAGTGAAAAATTTTAAGTTGGTTCTCATTGTTGTAGCAGTAGTTTTTGCCATTATCGTGTTTGGAATATTCGCTGTTCAGGGGTTCCAGAATACCGCAATCTCCCTTGAGGAGCAGGTTGAAACCGCAGAGTCGGATATTCGCGTTCAAGAAAAGCGGAGAATCGACCTGGTCTACAATCTGGTGGACTGCGTGAAACAGTATGATGCCCACGAGGCAAACACATTGAAAGATATTGTTGGGAGACGGGCCTCTTCTGCTTCTATGGATGATGTTCAGATGGCCATTGCCGCTGTTTCTGAAGCGTATCCCGAGCTCAAGTCGAATGAAAACTACAAGGAACTCATGAACGAGTTATCCATTACCGAAAACCTTATCGCCGAGTATCGCAGCAACTATAACGCTCAGGTAAAGGAATACACTCGGTACATCCGTAAATTCCCCGCACGGCTCTTCTTGGATATTCTCGGCTACGAGAGCCAGGATTACGACTATCTGGATTACGAGGTTTCCCCGGATGCCCCGACAGACTTGTTTGAGGATCGGTGATTATGAAGAGTATCAAGTTTGATAACTTTGAGATCACGGCTCGCGAAATCATCGCCAGCATTGTGATTATCTTCATCATGCTCCTCATTGGAGTCACCATCAGTAATAAGATGCAGGAATCTCGTCTTGACCGTAATGAAATTTATAACAAAGCGGTCAAGATTGAAACGAGCGAGCTCTTCCAATATGGGATGCGAACGAATGTGGGAAGTGCATTTGTCAGCGGAACATTGGAAGCTGTCGATCCGGTCAGTTATCCAGAAATCGAGGGCGAGTATTTATATTTGGAGAAAGTGAAAGAACGCTACACTATGCACACTCGCCAAGTAGCCCACACCAGAACTGTGAATGGGAAAACCTCTACCTATTACACGACCGAAACATATTGGACCTGGGATCGTGTTGGCGCTGAAGACATTCATTCCGAGCAAATACTCTTTAACGAGGTCGTGTTTGCTTACGGAAAAATAGAATGTCCGGCTACTTCCTACATCGATACCATCCAAGAGTCATCACATATCCGTTACAAATACTACGGAACTGGCGTGGAGCATACTGGGACGATATTCACTACTCTAAAAGATGGTACTATCGTCGATCAGACTCGATTCTATGAGGATAAGACCGTTGAGGAAACCTACAACGATCTTCTGTCCAAAGATTGGAGAATCGTGTTCTGGATATTTTGGATTCCCTTGACCGGCGGCTTGGTGTTCGCATTCTACTACATCGATAACCGCTGGCTCTACTGATGAGTGCTTGAAAGGAGAAGCTGTTGAACGTTAATCCTTGCAAATGCGGTAAGACGCCTCGTTGTTGGCGATTTGGCGATGTTTATATTTGTGGCTGCGTCAATCCAAACTGCAAAACTATATATCCGGCAAGATCATTGAAGTCGAAAGCGGATGCGATTAGACGGTGGAATGAAAAGATGAGAGGAGAAAATAATGTGTGACTTCTGTAACCATATAGTTGAAGACAGTGAGGCCGGATGGCACGACTCCAATCTCATCACCTACGATCGCAAATTCAACAGTTTTAGTATCGAAACTGCTACGGGCGATCCGTATGATAGTGGCATTTTACAAGATGTAAATTTTTGTCCATATTGCGGAGAAAAATTGATTTGGAAAGGAGAAAATGATGCTGGTCATTAAAACTGAGGAAGATCGGGAACGCTGCACATCTTGCTATGGCAATATTAACATCAATTTAACTATGGAAGAAGTAGTAGCCTTATTTACAGGAGCAACTCTTGGCGACCCGAACTTTAATGAATATGGGGTATTTATCCGATTGGAGGATTAAATGATGAAGGTGATTGTTGGCGAACTTCCTGACAAGTCTAAAGACTGTCTCTTTGCAGAATACATCAATATGACCAGTACCGTCATCGATTCTGCTCGTTTGGTAAGCATGAGCATACTTCCGGAACATAATGTAGCCGATGAAAATTTGAAAGTTAGGAGAGTTGAGACCAATGCTGAAAATTGAAGACGCCGAGATCCTTGGTTGGGAGCACGCTATCCGTGGAATGCGCAACCCTCTGAACTCTTGGGAGAAGAGTGATAGCGGTTCATGTGTGTCCACTCAGGCGGTGGAAGAAGGGTGGTTTGAAGTCGGCCCGAACGACCTCGATTTGATGAAGCGCCTTCGTAACGCCGGCACAGACCACCGGAAGTTCATGCGGATGGTCACCGTGTATATGGATATTACTGCTCCGCTGTACTGGTGGAAGGAGTTCGATACCTATAAAGTTGGTACGGTGGCCAATTCCTGCTCCACGATGCATAAGATTGCGGAGAAGGAGTTCACGCTGGAGGATTTCAGTTGCGAGCATTTGTTTGGGCCTGATGACATGCTCGAATGGGACGAGCGAAAAGATATCGCGAAGGACAACGCCCTGGCCGCTGTTAATGTGGATGGTGATTGGTGTTATTTCACACCAAAGGGATATATTCAAATGACTTGTAATATCCTGAATCACTACCGCCAGAAGTATCTTGAAGCTCAGAAAAAGCCGATGAAAGAAGAGGTCAAGAGAACTGGATTGGCAAAACAGTATTGGTGGCAGATGATCCAACTGCTCCCGACAAGCTACAATCAAAAACGGACAGTCATGCTTAACTATGAGGTGCTGGCTAACATGTATAAGAGCCGGCGAAATCATAAACTCGATGAGTGGCATACTCTTTGTGATTGGATCGAGGGGCTACCGTACAGTGAGCTGATTACCGGCATTGACTGGAAGAAAGCAAATCCTATTTTACACGCTGAACGAGATGAAAATGGCAACCTTTTGCGAGAAATGAAGAAAGCTATCGACCCGGCTGAAAGAGTTTCAGACACATCTAAGGCTATGACCAATATTATGGATAAGCTCATCGCTTCGCGTGGGAAACGTTCTGAAATTCCTGGAATCGTAGACGACAACATCGGTTGCAATGAAGGCTTAAACAAACATTTTGGCGGGTGCGAGGAGTGACATATGGAGAAGAAAGATTTCATTACATTTTGGCAAGAGGTACATACCGTCATTGACGATGCCGTCGAAAAAAGAGATCGTTCCGTTTTGATATTCTTCCATCCGGAAAATGGTTTTAGTGTCAGCGTATCGCCTTGGCCAGACGCTGACGAGCTATATGACATGTATCAAAAGGGCCGAATCACAGTGAATGACTTCCGCACAAAAATGGGGTTGCCTATGGTAAGGAACGCTGAGAAGTTTATGAAGCATTCCTTTCTTGATCAACAGCTTCATATCCCCACAGACTAATAGCTATTTGACACCCATTAACAGGGCATGATATGATGGGCGTGAAGAAACTGCGTTACCTATGCGCAAAAGATACAGGGCCTATTACGGAAGGAGGTTGTACAAGCTATGGTGACTGAGCGCAACAATTCTCACCTTCTGAATGGTGGTGATGACATGGGCATGACCGATAATCAGTACAAGGGTATGTTGCTGGATCAGTTAGAAGACTGGCAGGAAATCCTTGATCTGGCTGTGGCAGCCGGAAACACCGAAATTCAGAAGAAGGTTGAGAAACAGATCGCGAAGATCAACGAAAAGCTGAAATTCTAAACCTCAACCAAGGGAGAGCTTACAGAAATGTAGGCTCTCTTCTTTTATATTTAAGGAGGATCATTTATGAGCACTGAAAAAGTATTGCGGCATAAGGCCATTTGTGATGAGCTGAACAAGCTCTACGAAAAAAAGAACCATGACTATGGCGACAGCTTTCATCAGACATTTGTGGAAGAAGGGCTGGCCATGACCCGTATTCGCCTGGGTGATAAATTTTCTCGCTTTAAGACCCTGTCTTGGCTCACCAATTCAGACAGCGATCAGCAGCAGGTTACAGACGAGTCCATTCGGGACACACTGATAGATCTGGCCAATTACGCCATCATGACCATCTTGGAAATGGATGGGGAGACCGATGTCGTTCATGTCTAAGTCGCAGGAGGATTGATATTTCGTGACCTTTAAGAGTTTTATAGCCTGGTGCAACGAGCGAGCCAGTGACGGACGATGGGATTTACTAACGGCAATGGTCTGCATCGACTTGATAGCCGAGATCCGAAAAATTCCTTTTTGGAAAAGAGAGCGGGTCTGGAAAAACCAGCATGAAAGACAAGTCTTAGACGAAATTATCGAGCCTCTCAATCAAAAGATCATTATCGATGAACTTGAAAAAAAAGAACTTCAGGCATTACTGAAGCAACTATATCCAAGAAAAAGGAGCATCCTACAATGACGATCAACGAATACCAGAACCACGCGCTGCGTACCGAGTCCCTTATCACTACCGACCCCATTCCTTATATTCGTGTTCTGGAGGGCCTCATGGGTCTTAACGGTGAGGCCGGTGAAGCCATTGATATCTTGAAGAAGGTCATTTTCCAGGGGCACGAGTTCGACCGGGAGCATCTGGCCAAGGAGCTCGGCGACATTGCCTGGTATCTTGCTATTGCCGCTGACGCCCTGAGTTACGATCTGGAAACCATTCTCCAGATGAATGTAGATAAGCTCAAGGCCCGGTATCCGGACGGCTTTAAGACTGAACAGAGCCAGAACCGCGTTGCCAATGATGTTTAATAGGTGACGCCATGGCACAGAAAAGAATTAAATTGGTTCAGCATGATATTCTGAACGACCAACTGCGGCTTCTCTACGATGATGGGACACAAGGTGTTCTGGATATCGGGGAAGCTCTTTCTCGTTCCAAGGTGCCTATTTCTATGCAGCCCAATGCTTTTGTCGGTCTGACGCTTAAACAGGCCAAGATGAAACTTGGGATCAAGAACTGAGGTGGCGTATGAGTTATCAGTACGACCAATATTTGCAGCAGCACAAAACAAATGTGAAAAGAGGCTACGGTTGGCTTCGGACGAACATGCCATGGATATTTGAAGGCAAGCCTGATAGCGCATTCCAGACAGAGTTTTCACATGACGCTTCCAAATCCAATTCGGATGAATACGAGGCTTATGATGCTTACTTCTATGGCGGAAACCGATCCCATGCTATTGTAGAGGCGTTCAATCAAGCCTGGCTACTGCACATCCATCGAAACCCACACCATTGGCAATATTGGGTTTTGAATAACGATGATCCCGACGAAGGAGAAGTTGTGTTGGAGATGCCGTTCAATTATATTATCGAGATGATTTGTGATTGGTGGGCATTCAGCTGGCAGAAAGGCGATCTGAGCGAGATCTTCTCGTGGTATGACGATCATCAGGCGTATATCAAACTCCATCCCAAGACTCGACAAACTGTGGAAGATATTCTCTGGGAGCTGCGGGATCGACTTGGGTATAATGTCCTGGCTCATCATGGTGTAAAAGGCCAGAAGTGGGGTGTTCGTAATGGTCCACCTTATCCGCTTGATAAATCTCCGGAAAGTGATAAAATTGAAGACATATATATCGGGAAAAGTATTGGCGCCAAAAGTAAGAATTACGATGTGTTAGATCCGGACTCGGGCGAATATTTTCACTTTTCAGAGGGAACTCGCATACGAGATGCACAAGTCTTTGCCGGGAAAGGCTCCAGCAAACCATTAAACGATGAGGTTGCGGAAGGTTTATCTGAACAAATTGGCGGGGAACCTGATAAGTGGCAGCATTGTAAAGGTATAGGAACCATTGACTATCATGGTGAAGATATCGATGCAGAAGTGCATTGGTTCCAAGAACCGTCTGTTGGAAAACATAAATTCAAAATCAAGAAATGGGAGGACTGAACAATGAAAGTACGCTGGAAAGGAAAAACCGAGTTCTTAGTGCTTACACATGACAAGGTCTATACCATTCTTGGCGTGGAAAAAGGCTGGTATAGACTGGTCGACGATAGTGGCGAAGACTATCTGTATCCTCCAGAGAACTTTGAAATTGTGGAGGAATAACATATCCGCGGACTAATTGAATATGGAAAATCTCAGAATGCCTCGAATTGTGTAACAGCAGTTCGGGGCATTTATATTTTTGAAAAGGAGAAACCGTTATGGACGAAATGAATGTAAAAGCAGTAGAGACTGAAAAAACTCATGAGAATATGACACCCCGACCGAAGATCATCGCCGTCGATTTCGATGGATGCCTCGCCGTTAACAAGTGGCCGGAAATTGGCGCTCCTATTGAAAGCACTATCCAGAAGCTTAAGTCTGAGCAGGCAAATGGTGCCAAAGTCATTCTCTGGACCAACCGTGTCGGAGAGCCCCTTGAGAAAGCGGTGCAGTTCTGCAAAGAGCAGGGTATTCATTTGGACGAGGTCAATAAGAACCTGCCGGAGATTATCGAGGCCTTTGGCGGCGACTGTCGAAAGATCTTTGCCAATGAGTATTGGGACGATCGTGCAGTCTACATGGCTGAGGAAGACTCCTGGGCGGCTCGGGAGGTCGCATTGGCTTGTCAAAGCGAACGAGCCTCTGCGGAGGGTACGAACGATTGGGATTATGGAGTAGCCTGTTATGAAAGCGCACTGCGGGCTTATCAGAGCCTTTGTCGAGATGGGCACAGTGGGTTTAGCATCCAGATCACCAAGAGCATTCTCAACCGTCTGGTAGATGGCAAGTGTCTGACGCCCATTGAGGACGCAGAGGATATTTGGGAGGATATGACATCGGATGAAGATTTGAAACAAGGGTGCCGCGATTACCAGTGCCATCGTATGTCCTCTCTGTTCAAGCATGTTGGCTCTGATGGCAGCGTCACATATTCCGATGTTGGTCGAGTCTGCGGTATCGATGTGAATTCGCCGAATATCGCGTTTACGAACGGACTGATGACTCGTTTGGTCGACAAGATTTTCCCCATCACTCTGCCTTATCTTCCGACCAGCAAGAAGTATCGTGTCTTCTCCGAGGAGTTTCTGGTAGATCCTAAGAACGGAGATTACGATACGGTCGCATATCTTTATATTCTGACGCCCGAAGACAAGAAAATTGAACTGAGCCGTTATTTCAAGGAAGAAAACGGAAAGATGGTTCAGATTGAAAAGGACGAGTACGAAGAGAGAAAGACGAAACGGGTGGATAAGAAATGAGGCTTGACTGGAATGATATTTTACGGTTTCTGCTCAATACCGTTTTAGTGTTGGCCATCTTCGGACTTCTATTTCTTATAACTCTAATTTTTGACTTTGTGAGGTGGATCTTATGAAAAATCCAGACACATTGCTCGTCGGCTTTGACAATGCTCATGGCGACGACGCAGCGGTTTTGATCGTTGGGCGTAAGGCACCTGGGGACTCGGTTCAGATTATCAACCAGTTTCAAGGGAAAGAAGCATTAGAGCTGTATCAGCGATTGCTTCCAAACAATGAAGTCTGATATTTAGAAGGTGGAGCATTATGACTGAAAAAATACTTGGTAAAATTGACTTTGCTGAGTTTGGCACCATTGGGGAATATCCATTTATGATTGGTCTTCAACTTGGCTTTTCTATGGACGGAGGCCGTTATGGTGTCTGCGATGGCGGGCGGTTTACCGTGAACATCTCGAAGGAGTGCAAATGGGAAAAACAGTCTCGTGAATTGGCTATTGTAGAAAGCCTTGAACGGGTAAATGATATTCTCAATGCGGCAAGAGTTAATTATGTCTCGCAATTGGTGGGCATACCAGTAGAGGTAACATTGGAGAATTCTATCTTTAAGGACTTTCGTATTCTTACGGAGGTCCTTTGATATTTTGGAGGAAAAATCATGACTATTGGTAGTTGGATTTTGTTTGCATTTTTCGCAATCTGCATCATTGCGCTGGGTCTCTTCATGGTTTTGAAATTGAAAATATCGCTGGAAAAATCATCAGCGCCGTTGCAGCTGTTCTATTGGTTATCGGTTTGTTCGTCGGGTTTCGTTGGTATTATCAAAATACTGCCTCCGGTCAGAGAGCATTGATTGACCAGCAGAGCGATTTGGGAAACGGGCTTGAACGAACCGTTACGGTATATACGGCGAATGGTGAGATTATCGTACAGTACAGCGGAAAAATTGATATTGAGGGTAATGATGGCGGCTATGTTCTCTTCGATTATGAGGGAAAGCGTTATACCTACTATAACTGCTTTGTGGAGTCCATCGCTGAAATCGGACCTTGATATTTCAGAAAGGAGAAAAGTTTATGACTGTCTATATCGCCGGACGACAAACAGGAAAGACATTGTTTCTCATTCGCGAGTCTGCAAGAACCGGTGCCATTATTGTCGCCCCAACTTATCAAATGGTGAACTACATCGACAAAACGGCTCGTGATTTCGGCTTGAAAATTCCACCTCCCATTGTCACTGTGGATTGGATCAAGATGATGCCCCATAAACAGGATCAAAAATACTTGGTGGATGAGCTTCAGTTGGCGCTTCACCAAATGAATGTAGTTATGGCAACCCTCGATACAAATTCTAAGGAGATGGTTCATATGTTCGGAGTAAAGGAAACCTGCTGCACGAAGTGCGCCCACAAGGATGTTTGTCAGTTCAAGGAAGAGTATCTGGCAGCACAGACTGCTGTGGACAATGTCAGCGTTAATCTGCCCGCAAAGGATGAGCGCACTAACAGATACATCAATCTTCATAACATCCCTTGGATCGAACCCGTGGAGCTGAAGTGCAAGCATTTCATTCCGGCTGCCCAGAATGTCGCAGTACGATAAAAGTTAACCCAATACATCAACGGCGGTATTCTTTATAGGATGCCGCCGCTTTTGTTTTTATCTCAGCAAATTATATTTCAGAAGGAGTGTTATCAAATGACCATTATCAAACGGAGCGGTGTGGAAGTTCTCTTCGACCCCAAAAAAATCTCCAATGCTGTCACCAAGGCTAACCAAAGCGTCAGCGAGGTCAATCGAATGAGCGAGTTGCAGATCGAAGAGATCACTACTGCTGTGACCAAAATCTGTGAAGGAATGGGACGGGCTACTTCGGTCGAGGAAGTTCAGGACCTTGTGGAGCGTCAAATCATGGCTCAGGGCGCTTTTGATGTGGCGAAAAATTATATTACCTATCGCTACACACGCTCCCTTGTCCGGCAGTCGAACACCACCGATGAGAAGATCATCAGTTTGATCGAGTGCAATAACGAGGAAGTCAAACAGGAAAACTCTAACAAAAACCCGATTGTGAATTCGACGCAGCGGGATTACATGGCCGGCGAGGTTTCCAGAGATATTACAGAGCGTCTTCTGCTTCCTCAGGATATTGTTGAAGCACATAAAGAGGGCATCATTCACTTCCATGATTCGGACTATTTCGCGCAGCACATGCATAACTGTGATCTGGTCAACCTGGAAGATATGCTCCAGAACGGCACAGTTATCAGCGGCACTTTGATTGAGAAGCCTCATCGCTTTTCCACTGCCTGCAATATTGCGACTCAAATCATTGCGCAGGTGGCATCCAATCAATATGGCGGCCAGTCCATTTCTCTGACACATCTTGCCCCCTTTGTCGATACCAGCCGAAAAGAAATCCGTAAAAAGCTGACACAGGATGCTGCGGACGCCGGCGTGACTGTTTCTCAGGAGCAGATTGATATTTTGGTTGAGAAGCAGCTCCGAGAAGAGATTCGTAACGGGGTACAGACGATCCAGTATCAAATTCTGACCCTGCTGACTACGAATGGTCAAACGCCCTTTGTTACGGTCTATATGTATTTGAATGAGGCCCGTAACGAGCGGGAGAAGCGAGACCTGGCGCTCATTATTCAGGAGACATTGGAGCAGCGCTATAAGGGAGTCAAAAATGAGAGCGGTGTTTGGGTCACTCCCGCATTTCCCAAGCTGATCTATGTTTTGGAAGAAGACAATGTTTGGGAAGGCTCTCGCTACTGGTATCTAACTCAGCTGGCGGCCAAGTGCACGGCTCGTAGAATGGTCCCTGATTATATTTCCGAGAAAAAAATGCTGGAGCTGAAAGGCGATGTCTATACCTGCATGGGTTGTCGTTCCTTCCTGACTCCCGACCGCTTTACCGACGCCGGAATCGGTAACATTGCCAATGCGAAAAACTATGTCCCTGGCGAGCACAAATATTACGGACGCTTCAACCAAGGTGTTGTGACGATCAATCTTCCTGATGTCGCATTGTCCTCTGGTGGCGATAAGGATAAGTTCTGGGATATTCTCAATGAAAGATTGGAACTCTGTCATCGGGCACTGATGTGCCGGCACGAACGGTTGAAGGGAACGATCTCGGATGTCTCTCCAATTCTGTGGCAATACGGTGCTCTGGCTCGACTGGAAAAAGGCGAAGTCATTGATAAACTCCTGTTCGACGGATATTCCACGATTTCTTTGGGTTACGCCGGTCTTCATGAATGTGTGAAGTATATGACCGGAAAGAGTCATACCGACCCCGAGGCAAGACCTTTTGCGCTGGAGGTTATGACGCGCCTTAACGACGCCTGTAAGGCTTGGAAAGCTGAAAGCAATATCGATTTCAGTCTGTATGGCACTCCCATTGAGTCCACCACATATAAGTTCGCAAAGGCTCTCCAGCGGCGTTTTGGCATCATTCCTGGTGTCACAGACAAGAACTACATCACCAATAGCTATCATGTCCATGTGACAGAAGAAATCAACGCCTTTGACAAGCTACAATTCGAGTCTGAGTTCCAGGCCCTTTCACCCGGTGGCGCTATCAGCTATGTCGAGGTCCCCGATATGCAGAACAATCTCACGGCGGTTCTTCGCGTGATCCAGTTCATCTATGAGAACATCATCTACGCCGAACTGAACACCAAGAGCGATTACTGTCAGGTCTGCGGCTGGGATGGTGAAATCGAAATTGTGGAGGAGGGCGACAAACTGATGTGGCGCTGCCCGCAGTGCGGCAATATGGATCAGAACAAGATGAATGTCGCTCGGCGAACCTGTGGGTATATCGGAAGCCAGTTCTGGAACCAGGGGCGCACACAAGAGATCCGTGAGCGAGTCATGCATCTGTGAGGTGAGAGATTATGAATTACTCTCTGATCCGAAACTGTGACATTGCCAACGGTCCTGGAGCCCGCGTTTCGTTATTTGTATCCGGCTGTACTCACCATTGCCCGGGATGCTTTCAACCCGAGACTTGGGACTTTGCTCATGGAACGCCCTTTACAAAGCAGTCTACCGAATTGATATTTTCCATGCTTGAGCCATGGTACATCGAAGGACTGACGCTTCTGGGTGGCGAGCCATTTGAGCCGGAGAACCAGCAGGCGCTTCTTCCGTTCGTCCAAGAGGTTCGGAGACGATTCCCGAATAAAACCATTTGGGCATACAGCGGCTTCACTTTAGAAGAACTTCAAAATCGGGCCGGAGGTATTGGCGAGGTCTCAAAAGTGCTTCTCAATCAGATTGATATTTTGGTTGACGGTCGTTTCGTGGAAGCGAAAAAAAATCTACGCTTAAAATTCTGCGGATCATCCAATCAAAGATTGATCGATCTGAAAAAAACGAAAGCTGCTGGTGAGATCGTTCTATGGGAGGACCCGAATGGAGATTGATATTTTGTAAAGGGATGAGGTGGATTCGTATGCTCGATAACTTTGGAAAGGCTGTTCGTAATATCCGATTATCCATGGGCATGTTGCTCTATGATATGGCGAAAGATCTGGATATTTCATCAGCTATGTTGTCTGGTATTGAATGCGGGAGAAAACCTATTCCCGATTGGTTTGTGCCAAAACTACAAGAGAAATATGGTGTCAGCGATCTGTATATCCAGACACTTCTCAAATTTATGAAGGAGCGAGGTGAATAACAGTTGTCCAGTATTGACAAGAAGAATTCGGAGGGCTATTCTGATCCAACTGCCTATAAAGCTTTGAAGCATATCGAGGACGAAGACGCTCGCTTTCATAAGCTGCTCTATATACTCTTTGATATTTGTGAGTTGTCCGGGTTCGAGATCGAGGGGCGTGTTGTTCTGGTGGACAAGCGAACCGGAAGAGTCTGGAGGTAAAAATGGGGCTATCACAACTTGCGCCGAAATGCAGAGTATGTCCGTATGTTGAAAGTTGCGACTATAAGCAAATGGTGGCTCTTGGATATTTGCCATTACCCGAGCCGACGGTTGAAATTCAAGTAGATCAAGCAGTCGAAATTGACATCGCGCTTGATCAAATAAGCAGGCTTTTCCAAATTCCAAAGCGCTATGTAAGAGGTGGTGAGATATGACGATGGAAGAGGCTCTGGCAGTAGTCCAGAAGATTGCAGATGCTTGGGCGGCATTTGGTCAGTCGATGGCGGAGGCTGCACAGGCGCTTGAGGACATGTTTCGCGATCTGGTTAAGAGTGATGAACTCTGGCCTAAACGCAACGGGATACCTCCTAAAAAGTATGGCATAGCCCTGCAAAAACGGCGCCAAAAGAGTGTTTACTGCTACCATTACACCCCTCCTATCCCTCGAAATCGTCCGTACCAGAGACGGATATTTTAAGAAAAACGGCACTAAAAAGTAACTGGTCAGTATGGTTCAGGTGGCTGTCAGGCTATCTTAAGATAGAATTTCAGCCGCTTGGACCGTCTACCTGCTACTAACAGTAATAGTAGCAGGTCTGAAAATTGATATTTTCCTGGCCACTTTTGGGACGGGAAACTGGCCATCTGCCCACTTTTAGGGTGAATTTTGCAGGTGAGTTAGCCTTGTACGGACGAAAAAAACAGTGAAAACTGGCCATCTGCCCACTTTTTGCCCACTTTTATTTCAAAACTGGCCAGGCTGAAAGCCTTGTGCCGCAAGGGTTTGCGGGTTTTCTGGCCACTTGCCCACTTTTTCTCTTCACTATTATGAGAAAAAATAGTTAATTTTATATATAAGTGGACGAAAAAAGTGGCCAACTGGCCAGCAAGGTTATTTTTCGGCATTTTTGCGAGAATTTACTCTCGAAGTAACCGAATGAAGTTTCCCACTTCCTTTTCGTTTACTTGTGTGCTATACTGAAAGTGCCACACAATTTAATTACCCATCTTACCGTACTAAGGGAGGATACTTGGCAACAAGTGTTTTCTCTCTTACTCGTTGTGCCCTTAGTGGGTGGATGGGATTGTGTGGCAACAATGGGAGATGCACTTTTGCAAGGGTGTGTCTCTTTATTGAGGACGCACCCTTTTTTATTTTTATGCAGAGGAGGGATAGTTGATGGCCAAAGCCAATAAGCCGAATGGAAACATTAGTGGTACATTGGGGCTGGTTGCCGGTATTGTTGGCTCTGTAACTCCGATCGCTGTTGAGCTCATCGACCGGATTCCGAAAAAAGAGGAAGTTAGCCCTTCTGAAGAATTGATATCCATGCCTGAGCTTTGCTCGAAAAAATTCCCTTTGAAAATGGAAGAGGCCAAAGAGCTTTTGGAGAGTCGTGGTCTAAAAGCGTTAGCGATAGAAGTTCGTATTCGAGATGCGTGTGTCAGATACAAGGATTGTTTTGAATTTCAAGTAGTTGGAACCGATCGAAAACCCAACTCGAAGGTGAAAGTCGGCGATACAGTTATCGTTCAATATGTAACTCAAGAAGTCATCAACGAGAGCCGATTGATATTTGAAAAAGTTGAGCGAGAAAAAGCCGATGCCAAACAGACCAAGATTGAGAGACGCGCTGCGCAAATGGAGAAAATTAAAACAGGCACCGCTAAGACTATGCATAAGGCAGCCGAAGCTATTGGAGATGGCACGGTTGCTGTGAAAGACGGTGTAAAGAAACTTGTCACTCGTGATAGAGAGAAAAATAAAGAAAAGGAGAATTTTGATGAGTAAAAATGGTGGAAAGAAACGCAGCACTGCGGGTTTGGTTCTGGATGTCATCCTTACCATTATAACAGGTGGGCTGTGGCTGATCTGGATTCTGATTCGCTATCTGCGAAATAATAGCTGATATAGCAAGAATTGATATTTTCGGTTTTGCCGGGACGCTTATGGTGTCTCGGCTCTTTTCGTCTTCGCTAATTTTACAACTCCCTTTATGGGAGGCGATAGCGTGAAAGTGAATGTAAAACACTCGACACAATTATTGATGACTTTTACCACATCGATGGTGGCGGCGATTGGAACAGCTGCCGGCGCTACGATTTGGCAATCGTTTGGGAAACCAAAAGTCGAGGAAATTGCAAGAGAAAACGAAAAGCCGAAACAAAAAATTGGATTTATCATAGATTGAGGGGTGCGTGTTGCATCCCTCTTTCTTTTTGTTCGCATTGATATTTAGGACTGTTTTTGTTTCCGCGAAAAAAACAGACTCTTTTATGGAGAGGAGAGAGAGATATGTCACGCATATTCCATTCTTTCTATCATTTTTATCAGAAAGGAGGCCGTTTCATGGCCAGAAGCGCAAGGCTGGAAAGTGGTTTTCAGGACCGGTTGATTTCCACTCTGAAAGAGCTTTTCCCAGGCTGCATGATATTTAAGATGGATCAGCGCCAGGGCATCCCAGACCTACTCATTCTTTACGGAAAGAAATGGGCCTCCCTTGAGTGTAAAAGGTCCGCAAAGGCCAAGCGGCAGCCGAACCAAGAATACTATGTTGAGAAGATGAACGAGATGTCATTTTCAAGTTTCATCTCTCCGGAAAGCAAGGAGGAAGTGTTGAATGAACTTCGCAAGACATTCCAATCTTGAGGGGCAACACGCTTTCCTCAGTGCCAGCGGCTACCATTGGATCAATTATACAGAGGACAAACTTGTTGATGCCTATACGAAGTATCAGGCGGCGCAGCGAGGGACGATCCTTCATTCTTTTGCAGCCCAGTGTATTAAACTGGGCCAGAGACTTCCGAAATCTCAGAAAACGCTGAACATGTATGTTAACGATGCCATCGGCTACAAGATGACGCCAGAGCAAGTCCTTTATTATTCTCCGAATTGTTTCGGAACAGCCGATGCAATTTCATTTCGTGGTGATATGCTCCGTATTCACGATTTGAAAACTGGAGAGTCTCCGACTCACATGGAGCAGCTTATGGTTTATGCAGCACTCTTTTGCTTGGAATACGATTATAGCCCAAATGATATTCAGATGGAGCTTCGTATTTACCAGAGCGACGGAGTGCTTTATCATAAACCGACTATCGAAGATATTTTGCCAATTATGGACCGGATCGTAACCTTCGACCGGATCATCAACAGCATCAAAGAGGAGGAGTAAGCCATGAACCCTATTGCGGATGATATTTTGATGCATTACGGCGTCAAGCGGCGCTCTGGGCGCTATCCCTGGGGTTCCGGTGAAAACCCCTATCAGCATGGCGGTGATTTCCTTGCTCGTGTTGAAGAACTCGAAGCAATGGGAAAAAGTCAGAAAGAAATTGCTGATGAACTGAAGATGTCCACAACCGATCTTCGTATGCAGGTCCGAGTGGCCAAGCATGAACGGCGTGCACTGTTGGCCGAGCGTGCGAAGTCACTTCGTGAAGAAGGAAAAACATTGGACGAGATCGCGGGCATTATGGGGTTTAACAATGACTCCTCTGTTCGAGCCTTGCTCAATGAGAATACGGCGACCAACAAAAATAAAGCGTTGGCAACCGCTGAGGCTTTGAAGCAGGAGTTAGCAGTTAAGGGTGCCCTTGATGTTGGCGAGGGTGTCGAACAGCAGCTCGGCGTTTCCAAGGGTGTTCTTCAGGAAGCGTTATTTATTCTGGAGACCGAGGGTTACAACCGATATGGCGTTGGCGTCCCTCAGGTGAACGACCCAAAGAAAAGAACGATCACTCCTGTTATTTCTGTTCCCGACATTGATCAAAGAGACGCTTATCAGAACCTTGATATTATCAAATCAGTGGGTGATTTTCATTCCAGTGATGGCGGAGCCTCTTGGGATAAGCGGGAGTATCCGGCCAGTATTGATTCAAGCCGTGTGAAAATCCGTTACGGCGATGAAGGCGGTATTAGCAAAGATGGAGTGATTGAACTTCGTCGTGGCGTTGCCGACCTGGATTTGGGCGATTCTCATTATGCTCAGGTTCGTATCCTTGTGGACGGAACTCATTATCTTAAGGGCATGGCTATGTACTCGGATGATATGCCGGATGGCTGTGATATTGTGTTCAACACAAATAAGCATTCTGGTACGCCGAAGATGGATGTCTTGAAGAAAATTCAGGCTGATCCAGATAACCCATTTGGGGCATTTATCAAAGCCAACGGCCAGAGCTACTATCCTGATCCAGATGGCAAATACACGGACCCCATCACCGGGGAGAAGAAATCTCTATCGGCTATCAACAAGCTGAAAGAGGAAGGCGACTGGGATAAGATGAGTAAGAACCTCTCTTCCCAGTTTCTTTCCAAACAGCCCATTAAACTGATCCAGAAACAGTTGGATCTGACCTATGCTGATGCGGCTGATGAATTCAGCGAGATCTGTTCGTTGAATAACCCGACTATCAAGAAGAAATTGCTGATGGACTTTGCTGATGAGTGTGACTCCGCAGTGGTTCATTTGAAAGCGGCAGCTCTCCCCCGGCAAAGCACTCAGGTTATTCTTCCTATCACGGCGATGAAAGAGACTGAGATTTATGCCCCTAACTATCGGGACGGTGAAAAAGTTGTTCTGATTCGATATCCTCACGGGGGTACCTTTGAGATTCCGGAACTGACGGTTAATAACCGAAACAAATCTGCGATTTCCATTCTCGGTAAAAATATTCGAGACGCAGTAGGCATCAACCCCAAAGTAGCTGAACGATTATCCGGAGCTGACTTTGATGGCGACCAGGCAGTTGTTATCCCTGTGGGGGGTAAAGTATCAGTCAAATCTACGCCTGCATTGGCAGGTCTGAAAGACTTCGATCCGAAAACGGAATACTCTACCGAGGGTAAGACGGGGGTACGGCTCTTATCGAAAGAAGCCACCCAGATTGAAATGGGAAAGATCTCAAACCTCATTACGGATATGACCTTAAAAGGGGCCCCCGTAGAGGAGATTACCCGGGCAGTCAAGCATAGCATGGTTGTTATCGATGCGGCCAAGCATAAGCTCGACTATAAACGATCCGAAATTGAGAATGACATCCCAACCCTTCGTAAACGGTGGCAGGGGTATGTTGACCCCGAAACTGGAAAGATGCGTGGCGGTGCCTCCACCCTTCTTTCTCGTCGTAAGCAGAGTGTCGAAGTCCCTGAGCGACAGGGCAGTGGTCGCATTGACAAAGAGACTGGCAAGGTCGTCTACAAGGAGTCTGGTCGAACCTACATAGATCCGAAGACTGGTAAAACAGTTCCAGCTACAACTAAGATTAAACTCTTAGAGAAAGTCGACGATGTTCGGACTCTATCTTCTGGTACAGTTCAAGAGGATGCTTATGCCACCTATGCCAACCGCATGAAGGCTCTGGCAAATCAAGCAAGACTTGAGTATGCGGCTACTCCGTCGCTTATGCGAAATGCGAGTGCTGCTAAGGCATATGCTCCCGAAGTTGAAAGATTGACCAGTGCTTTGAAGATGGCTCGTCTCAATGCTCCTCGTGAACGGGAAGCTCAGCGCCTTGCCAATGCCCAAGTGAAAGCAAAAGTTGAAGCAAACAATATTACGGACAAAGATGAAATTTCAAAGATTCGTCGTTCTGCTATCAGCGATGCTCGCGTTTCTACTGGCGCAAACGGAAAGGGAACTCGTATTACGATTTCTGATGGTGAATGGGAAGCTATTCAAGCTGGTGCGATTTCTGACACAACATTAAAAGAGATCTTGCGTTATGCTGATCCCGATGTTGTTAGAGCCAGAGCAACACCTCGTGCTTCGACTCAGCTTTCCGATGCTCGTGTCAATCGTATTAAGGCAATGGCCAATTCCGGAAGCACTAACAGTGAAATTGCCGATGCTTTGGGAATTTCGCCTTCTACTGTTTCCAAGTATCTCAATGAGTAAGAAAGGAAGTGAGAGCAGATGGAAAAGTGTATGCTTACTACCACCGATAACCCCTATGACCCTTTTACAGAGTTCGAGGCATGGTATCGGTATGATGAGGCAAAAGGCTATCATTCCAGCGCATTCTTAGCGCGTATTGCTCGTACTTCCGATCAGCTCTCCGAGCAGGAGAATGCGGAAGAAGTTGAACGAGCTATCAACGACATCATCAAGTACGACCCCCTTGGTATTTACAAGAAGGTCAAACAAAAGGTACAGCCGGAACCCATGGCGACCGCTTAATGGATGACACAACTGTTCTCTTACAGAAACGCATTATCTTAGGATGGTGCGTTTCTTTTTGTCATTTATGAGATTTATTTAATCTTGAAACGGCACACCAGTTGTATGCCATACATCAAAGGTATAGGGGGGTCTACTGAAAAGTCACCCCCTCTGCATCGCGGTGGTCTCTAAAAATTCTCCGGGGGATATTTTTGAAAAATGGTTTCGGTTTCATGCGACATTTGAACAAGCCCACAGGGTTGCGTCAGGCGGCGAGAACTCTTTTTCGTCCATAAGAGGCCTCCTTTCCTCCTTGGTACGCGGTGCATTACCTCCACTGCTACGATATTTTCTCCACTTGCAGCCGGCCTGCTCATGCGGGCTTCTTCAAATGTCGCATGAAACTATTCCATAAGCCTGTGTAAACATTACAAAACTAAGCGAGAGGAGGTGTCAAGCGTGGCAAAAGCATCTAAGACTTCGGGTCAGACCAAGGGGCGCCGCGCCGCCTTGACACCGGAGGCAAGAGAGAACCAGCTGATCAATCTTGCAGTTGATCTGATTGAACGACGACTTCTGGAGGGGACAGCATCCTCTCAAGAGGTCACGACAATTCTAAAACTCGGCACGACCAAAGCCCGCCTTGAGAATGAGAGGCTGGCAAAGGAAGTGGAACTTGTCCAGGCCAAGACCGAGGCCTATAAATCCGGTGTGAGAATGGACGAACTCTATGAGAAGGCCATGGCCGCCTTTAAGCGGTATAGCGGTCAGGGCGAGGAGGATGAAGAGGATGAGTATTAAGTGCTATTCCGAACTGATTCTCTTGCCCACTTTTGAAGAGCGCTATCGCTATCTTAAACTGGATGGCATTGTCGGGAAAGAAACTTTTGGTTTCGATCGGTATATGAATCAATTCTTTTATCGGTCTCCTGAGTGGAAACATGCACGAGATGTGGTGATTGCAAGAGACTGTGGTTGCGATCTTGGTATTGCCGGTCGTGAGATTTTTCATCGACCGATCATTCACCATATGAACCCAATCAGACCGGAGGATATTCGAGACAGATTGGAGATGATTCTGGACCCGGAGTATCTTATCACTACGATCCATGAAACACATCAGGCTATTCACTATGGCGATGAGAACTTATTGTTTTGCGATCCTGTCGATCGTCGTCCAAATGATACCTGTCCCTGGAAAAAGTAGAAAGGAGGACCCAACATGCGGAATCATGTTGTTGGAGTTGTAACTGATTGCTTGAGAATGGCTATCTATAAAGAGCCGAGAGCGAACTCCAAAGTTATCACCATTGTTACAGCACTAACTAAAGTTGCAGTTGATGTGGACAAGTCGACTGAAGGGTTTTACAGAGTTTCGACTCCCAAAGGAGCTCAGGGATACTGTATGAAGAAGTTTGTTGCGGTTCGTCAATGAGGAGGCCGCCATGGAGATAACTGAAAGTATCCTGACATCCATTAAAAAGCTGTTAGGTATTGATGAGAACTATCCGCACTTTGATGCGGATATTATTATGCACATCAACAGCGTATTTTCAATCCTAACGCAAATGGGCGTTGGACCAGCCAAAGGATTTTCTATTTCTGGAAAAGAGGAGAATTGGGGACAGTTTCTTCCAATGGATCAGAGTGTCTTTTCTATGGTGCGGTCCTATGTCTATCTGAAGGTTCGGTTGTTATTTGATCCGCCTATTAACAGTGCTGCTGTTGAAGCTATTAACCGACAGATCAGCGAGTTTGAATGGCGGCTTCATGTGGCTGCCGATCCGGTAGACAATCTCAATGGGAAGGAGGAAATCCAAAATGGGAGAACATGATATTCTCGCTCACTATGGTGTGAAAGGTCAGAAATGGGGTATCCGCCGTTATCAGAACAAGGACGGAAGTCTGACTTCCAAAGGGCAAGCTCGCTACGACCGTGATAAGCGGGAGAATGCGGCAAAGAAGAAAGAAAATCGGATTGATTTGTCCGAACCCGATCCGAAACGCTGGGTAAGAGAAGATCTGGAGCGTTCTAAGAAAACGGTAGATGCCACGGACACCCTTGTCAAAGAGATGAAGAAAATAGAGCAAGCTACCGCGACGAAGCCCATCCCCAAACGCATGGATTTATCTCAGATGAGCGACAAAGAAATGCGGGAACGGATCAATCGGGAACTTCTGGAACGACAGTATAATCAACTGTTTGCAGAGACACCTTCTGTTCAAATTTCTAAAGGTCGGGAAGCTCTCCGAACTACATTGGAAGTAGCCGGAAGTGTTTTGGCTCTTACCAGCACTTCGCTTGGCATCGCTTTAGCCATTAAGGAATTGAAACTGAAAGGCTGAGGTGAGTGAATGTTATCCAACACCGCTGTTCCTCGTTACTACGGCGCTTTCCGTGACGCGGTAATTCGGGGTGACATTCCGGTCTGTAAAGAAGTCGCCATGGAGATGTATCGGATCGATCGGTTGATCGAGAGTCCGAGTTACTACTACGACGACTTAGCGGTTGAGGGGTGGATTGAATTCTGCGAAGGGGAGCTAACCCTGACCGACGGTTCGGATCTTCACCTTCTTGATAGTTTTAAGCTTTGGGGGGAACAGGTATTTGGATGGTATTACTTTGTAGATCGTTCGGTCTATGTCCCCAATCCTGATGGTCGTGGTGGTCGCTATGTGACCAAACGGATCAAACAGCGGTTAATCAAAAAGCAATATTTGATTGTAGGCCGAGGTGCAGCGAAGTCATTATATGACTCCTGTATGCAGGCCTATTTTTGCGTTGTGGATGGCGCTACCACCCATCAGATTACCACTGCTCCAACGATGAAACAGGCGGAAGAAATCATTAACCCCATCAAAACTGCGATCACGCGGGCCAGAGGTCCGGTATTTCAATTCATGACAGAGGGATCTCTCCAGAATACCACCGGTTCTAAAGTGAATCGCGTAAAGTTGGCCTCGACGAAGAAAGGTATTGAGAATTTCATCTCCGGTTCTTTGATCGAGGTTCGTCCCATGTCGGTGGATAAGCTTCAAGGGCTTCGTTGTAAAGTTGCCACTGTTGACGAGTGGCTATCTTCAGCGGATGCCCGAGAAGATGTAATCGGTGCCATCGAGCAAGGCGCTTCCAAGCTGGACGATTACCTTATCATTGCAACCAGTTCGGAAGGTACTGTGCGAAACGGTGCCGGCGACACAATCAAAATGGAGCTGATGAACATTCTCCAGGGTATCGGTCCTCCGCAAGAGCATGTCTCGATCTGGTGGTACAAGTTGGACTCAGTAGAGGAAGTGGCCTATCCAGATATGTGGCTCAAGGCCAATCCGAACCTTGATAAGACTGTTACTTATGACACTTATCAAATGGATGTTGACCGAGCTGAATCTGCGCCGGCCACTCGAAACGATATGCTGGCTAAGAGGTTCGGTCTGCCCATGGAGGGTTATACCTATTACTTCACTTATGAAGAGACGATCCCTCATCGCCGGAGACGGTTCTGGCAAATGCCTTGCTCTATGGGTGCCGATTTATCTCAAGGCGATGACTTCTGTTCCTTCACATTCCTATTTCCGCTTCGAGATGGTTCTTTTGGCGTTAAGAGCCGAAATTACATCACTTCACTAACTCTCAATAAATTGCCAGCGGCTATGCGGGCTAAATACGAGGAGTTTATGGATGAAGGCAGTTTGATCATTATGGAAGGAACGGTCCTAGACATGATGCAGGTCTACGATGATCTGGATGATCACATCGTCAACTGCGGGTATGATGTGCGCTGTTTCGGCTATGACCCCTACAATGCAAAAGAGTTTGTGGAGCGATGGACAGCCGAAAACGGTCCTTATGGCGTTGAAGTAGTTCGCCAGGGATCTAAGACAGAATCCGTTCCTCTGGGCGAATTGAAGAAATTAGCCGGTGAGCGAATGCTGCTCTTTGATGAGACACTGATTACATTTTCAATGGGGAACTGCATCACCATGGAAGACACCAATGGAAACCGTAAGCTTTTGAAGAAACGGTCCGATCAAAAGATCGATGCGGTGGCAGCTATGATGGATGCTTATGTTGCTTACAAGCATAATACCGACGCATTTGAGTAAACGCAGGCCATGATTTAGGCCTGTATTTTTATAACCAAATAGAGATTGGAGGTGACCGCGATTGTCAAATAGTTTACAGCATTATGGCATCCGAGGGATGAAATGGGGTGTGCGTAGATTTCAGCACAAGGATGGGGCACTGACTTCAGAAGGTCGAGACCGATATAACAATGATGTAACACATGGGCAGAAGAGAAATTCCACTTCTCGAAAAGTGGCGATTGGAACTGCGGCTGTAGCAGGAGTTGTTCTTACTGCTTATCTTATGAAGCACCACGGTCAGACGAAGATGACTGAGCTTACAGTTAAGGCCGAGCAAGGCAAAGCTGCTATGGAGAAACTTCAGACCACTTCTTCCATTCTCTCTACGCCTATCAGTCAGCTTCAGACTTCTGGGCCCGATCCGGGTAAAATCACTCAACAGTTATTCAAAACTGTTGAAGCAACCAAATCTGCGGTGGAGCCTCCTCCGGCGTATGACTTTGAGTCTTTGATGAAGCAAAACGATGAGCTTCTCAAAAAGATGTATGCCGATCTTTTGTCTTGATAGGGGTGATAGATTATGGAAGTAACATTTGGTTCCAGGCTGAAACATGCCTGGAACGCTTTTTTGGGCAATGAGTTTCGCAACTATCAGTATTCATTGGGACCCAGCTCTTCTTATCGGCCGGATCGTCCAATTTTTAGTCGTGGAAACGAACGGTCAATCATCACCTCGGTCTATAACCGAATCGCATTGGATGCCGCTTCGGTATCTATCCAACATGTGCGATTGGACGATGATGAACGATTTACGGAAGTCATTCATTCGGATCTGAACAACTGCCTCTCTCTGGAAGCCAATCTGGATCAGACGGGGCGGGCCTTTGTTCAGGATGTTGTCATGTCCATGTTGGATGAAGGTTGTGTCGCCATTGTCCCTACTGATACAGACATTGACCCGGAGACCGGATCTTACAAAATCGAGAAGTTAAGAGCCGGAAAGATTCTGGAATGGTACCCCAAGCATGTCAAAGTACGCTGCTACAACGAAGAGCGAGGAGAGAAGCAGGATATTATTCTGCCAAAGAATACGGTGGCCATTGTGGAAAACCCGTTCTTTGCAGTGATGAACGAACCTAACTCCACTATGCAGCGTCTGGTCCGGAAACTGAATATTCTGGACGCTATTGATGAGCAAAGTGGTTCTGGAAAACTCAACCTTATTATTCAGCTCCCCTATGTCATTAAGACGGAACAGAGGCGTCAACAGGCGGAAAAACGCCGTAAAGATATCGAAGAACAGTTGGCAGGCTCCAAGTATGGCGTCGCTTACACCGACGGCACGGAGCATGTAGTCCAGCTGAACCGGCCAATCGACAACAACCTGATGTCCCAGATCGAATACCTGACGAGTATGCTTTACAGCCAGTTAGGCATCACCCAGGGCATTTTGGATGGAACTGCCGATGACCGGACTAAGTTGAACTACGACAACCGGACTATCGAACCCATTCTATCTGCCATTGTTGACGAGATGAGGAGGAAGTTCCTCACCAAAACTGCTCGGTCACAGAAGCAGTCGATCCTATTTTTCCGAGACCCGTTCAGACTGGTGCCCATCAACGACATCGCCGAGATCGCTGACAAGATGACTCGAAACGAGATCATGACCTCTAATGAGATCCGACAGAAGATCGGCATGAAGCCGTCGAAGGACCCGAAGGCGGACGAGCTCAGAAACAGCAACCTTAGCGCCCCGAAAGGGGAAGGCGATAAGCCACCTATAACACCCGAAGGAGGAAAAGTTCAAAATGAACCCTAAGTATGACTTTAGTGGCTGGGCTACCCGAAACGATCTTGTCTGCGCTGATGGACGGACGATCCGCCATAACGCATTCGAGAATTGTGATGGGAAGACGGTTCCCCTGGTTTGGAACCACCAGCACAACGAACCCACCAACATTCTTGGCCACGCACTTCTGGAGAATCGCAAGGACGGCGTTTATGCCTATTGCACCTTCAATGAGACGGAGAGCGGTAAGGCAGCCAAGCTGTTGGTGCAGCACGGGGACATCGCATCCCTGTCTATCTATGCCAACGGACTGAAGCAGACACCCAACAAGGATGTTATGCACGGCATTATCCGTGAGGTCAGTCTCGTCGTCGCTGGCGCAAACCCTGGCGCTTTCATCGAATTCGTGGATATGGCTCATGGTGAAGGCGGAGAGCAGGAAGTGGTTCTGTCCGCCTACGAGCCTATCTCACTCTTCTCCCCTTCTGACAAGCCTCCGCTGGTTCATAAGGCCAAGGATGAGGATGAGCCGGATGACGGTAAGAAAGAGGAAAAACCCAAGAGTGAAAAGACCATCCAGGATGTGGTTGATGGTATGACCGAGGAGCAGCGGACTGTTCTGTATTCATTGATCGGCGCCACGATGGAAGGGCTTGACGCCAATGGGGATGACGACGATGAAGAAGACCCCGAAGACAAATCCAAAAACAACAAGGGAGGAAACAAGACCATGAAGCACAATGTGTTTGACAATGAGGATACTCGGGATGATGTCCTGAGCCATTCCGATCGAATGGACATCCTCGATCTGGCCAAGAGCAAGAGCGTGGGCAGCCTGCGCACCGCTATGCAGATCTATGCTGAGCAGAATGAGCTCCAGCATGGTATTGACAATATTGAGAGCCTGTTCCCTGATTTCAAGGATCTGCGTCCCGGCGCCCCTGAGCGTGTTACCCGCGACCAGGGCTGGGTCACTGTGGTTATGCAGAAGGTTCATAAGAGCCCCATTAGCCGTATCCGTACCCGTCAGATCGACGCCCGCAAGGATGATATCCGTGCTCACGGCTATCAGAAGAGCAAGCGCAAGATTGGCTCCGGCAACATGAGTGTTATCACTCGTACCACCGATCCTCAGACCGTTTACCGCACTGACGCCCTGTACCGCGACGATATCATCGATATCACCGATTTCGATGTGGTCGAGTACCAGTACGCCACCATGCGGGAGAATCTGAACGAGGAAGTTGCCACTGCAATCATGATTGGTGACGGCCGTGAGCCCGACGATGAGATGAAGATTTCTGAGGATCATGTTCGCTCTATTTGGAACGACAACGATCTTTACACCATTCACTATGATGTGGACATCGAGAAGGCCCGCACAGAGCTCCAGGGCAGCAAGACTGATATGAGCTTCGGCGAGAACTACATCTATGCTGAGGCAATCATTGCCGCCGCTCTGTATGCCCGCGAGAAGTATAAGGGCACTGGCACCCCCGACTTCTTCTGTACGCCGCATCTGGTCAATGTGATGCTGCTGGCCCGCGATATGAATGGCCGCCGTATCTATAACTCCAAGACCGATCTGGCCGCGGCTCTGAATGTGGGCAATCTCTACACTGCCGAGCAGTTTGAGGGTAAGGTCCGCATTGATGACGAGGCTCATAAGCATAAGCTGTTGGGCATCTTTGTCAACCTGGCTGACTATACCGTTGGCTCCACCAAGGGCGGTGAGATTACTCGGTTTGATCAGTTTGACATTGACTTCAACCAGCAGAAGTATCTCATTGAGACTCGTATCTCCGGTGCCTTGACTCGGGTGTATTCTGCTATTGCTCTGGAAGAGCCTGCTGATAACATCGGCGGTTAATCGGAGGAATTCAAAATGGCGAAATTTTATGGATCGGTAGGCTATGCTGAAACCGTTCAAACTGCTCCTGGCGTGTATGAAGAGCAAATTGTCGAGTATCCGTACTATGGCGATCTGCTTCGGAATACACGCCAGTTTCAGTCTGGGGAGACACTCAATGATGACATCAATGTCGCGAATGAGATCAGTATAGTCGCCGATCCGTTCGCCAGAGAAAACTTCCATAAGATGCGGTATGTGGTTTTCATGGGGGCAAAGTGGAAGATCTCTAAAGTTGAGGTGGGATACCCCCGCCTGATTCTGACCATCGGAGGGCTGTATCATGAACAAACGCATTGAGTTACAGTCCATCCTCGAACAGATTCTCGGCACTGGAAATGTATATTTTCAGCCACCGGAAAATCTGAAGATGGTATATGACTGCATTGTCTACGAGCGAAGTCAAATCACTGTCTTTCATGCTGATAATTCTCCATATCAGATGCGGGACCGCTATCAGGTGACTGCCATTTACAAGAATCCGGATAGTGAACTTCCTCATCGACTTGCCATGCTTCCTTTATGCACCCATGACCGGCATTTTACATCGGATAATTTACATCACGACGTGTTTACCTTGTACTATTAAAGGAGGAAATTCAAAATGAGTAGACTCGTATGGGATCAGGTTGGCGAGCGTTTCTATGAAACTGGCGTCGACCATGCTGTTCTCTATCCTATCAGCCCCAAGGGCCTTTACGATAAGGGCGTAGTTTGGAATGGTATTACTGCCATCACTGAGAGCCCTTCCGGAGCTGAGCCCAACAACCTGTATGCTGACAATATGAAGTATCTGGTTCTGGTTGGCGCCGAAGATCTCGGCCTCACCATCGAAGCTTATACTTACCCCTATGAGTGGGAAGAGTGTGACGGCTCCGTTGAGATCGCCCCCGGCGTGATCGCTGGTCAGCAGAGCCGGAAGGTCTTTGGTCTGAGCTATCGTACCAAGCTTGGTAACGATGTGGATGGTCAGGATCATGGCTATAAGCTGCACCTGATTTACGGCGGTCTGGCCTCCCCCTCTGAGCGTGCTTACCAGACCGTTAATGACTCTCCCGAACCCATCAATCCCAGCTGGGAGATTACCACCACTCCTGTGGCTATTCCCGGCTTTAAGCCTGCGGCTCGCCTGATCATTACCTCCACCAAGGTTGATCCCGCCAAGCTGAAGGCTCTGGAAGACATCCTGTATGGTAGCGATGATACCGAGCCTCGTCTGCCTCTTCCCGATGAAGTCATCAAGCTGCTTCAGGATACTGTATCCGTGACTACTTCTGCTGAGAATGCCGGCACTACTCTGCTGGGTAAGAAGGTGTCCGATCTTCAGCAGCAATCCTGCCGAGCAGGAAGGGCATTATCTGGCACTGAAGTTTGATGTGACCCCTGCCGACGCGGTCACCACTGTTGAACTGGTGGGTGGCACCAAGGGCGCTGTGACTCTGGATAAGGACAAGAACATTGTTCTGCTTGTTAAGAGCAACAGCCAGAGTGTCAAGGTGGTTTCTACCAAGGGCGGCAACACCGTCACCAAGACCTACAATCTGACCGGTCTGACTCTGGATTCCTAAACGATGAATTCCAGAGATAAGTATTCTTAACAATCGAACCGCAAAGGCGGAGCTCTCTTCACCGAGGGCTCCGCTTTCTTTTATTTTTGAAAGGAGAAAAATCGCAATGCTGAAACTGACAAGGACTTTTACCGACTATAACGGTGCATCCCGCACCGAGGATTTTTACTTCAATCTGACTCAGGCCGAGGTGACTGAGATGGAGCTGTCCGTGGATGGCGGTCTGGTTGAGATGATCAACAGGATCACCGCCGCTCAGGATGGTAAGCAGATCATTGCTCTGTTTAAGGATATTATCCTGCGTGCCTATGGTCAGAAGTCTCCCGATGGCCGCCGGTTCGTTAAGAACCAGGAACTGAGAGACGAGTTTGCTCAGACAGAGGCCTATAGCGATCTGTTTATGGAACTGGCGACCGATGCGAAGGCTGCCGCTGATTTCCTCAACGGCATCATTCCTCAGGTTAAGAAGGAGAATACTTCTTCCAATCCGGCGCCTATGGCAGTTCGCTAAGGATAGAAAGGGAGACTGGGGATGCTGGAAATTGTGATACCTGGAGTGGAGCAGTATGACGAGATAAACAATCGTTTCATCATCACTAAGGCGCAGTCCCTTCGACTGGAACATTCTCTGGTCTCCCTTTCAAAATGGGAGGCAAAGTGGCGTAAGCCATACCTGTCCAAAAAACCGAAGACGACTGAGGAGCAGATTGACTATATTCGGTGTATGACACTGACCCAAAATGTCGACCCGAATGTCTATACCGCAATTCCACCCAGGATTTTGGAACAGGTAAAAGACTATATCGATGCTCCGATGACTGCCACAACATTTCGTAGTCAAAGAGGTGGACGCTCCAGCAATGAGATTGTAACCGCAGAGGTTATCTACTACTGGATGATCCGTAATCAGATTCCGTTTGAGTGCCAGAAATGGCATTTGAACCGATTGATGACATTGATTCGCGTATGTGATCTGAAAAGTGGACCGCAAAAGAAAATGAGCCAAAATGAAATCTTTGCGCAAAATCGCGCTTTGAATGCGGCTCGAAAAAAGAAAACCCATTCGAGAGGATGATCGGTATGTCGGAAGTGCTTATTTGGAACTTCTTGAAGAAGAAAGGCCTCTCGGACTGGGGAACTGCTGGTCTGATGGGTAATCTCTATGCTGAGAGCGGTTTGAAACCAACAAATCTTCAAAATACCTATGAAAAGAAACTTGGACTATCTGATGAGGACTATACCGCACAGGTAGACTCCGGAATCTATCATGACTTTGTCCATGACTGCGCCGGCTATGGGCTTGCGCAGTGGACATTTTGGAGTAGAAAGCAAAATCTACTTGCCTTTGCCCGAAATAAGGGAACAAGTATTGGCGATTTGGAAATGCAGATGAACTTTTTGTGGAAGGAATTGACTACAGGGTATCCTGCTTTGGTCGAAGTTTTGATGTCTGCCACAACGGTTCAGGCGGCTTCCGATGCTGTTCTAACTCAGTTTGAGCGGCCGGCTGACCAGAGCAAGCGAGCCAAAGCCAAACGGGCTTCTTATGGGCAAAAGTATTACGACCAATATGCAGGAAAGGGTGAAACTATGCCTTCTACAAATATTGTGCCGGCAGTGAAGCGATTGCTGGAGACAGCCCGAGCAGAGATCGGTTATGTCGAAAAAGAAACCAACGCCCAGCTCGATAACAAAACGGCAAATGCGGGTGATAACAACTGGAATAAATATGCCCGCGATTTGGATGCTATTGGTATCGTCTATAACGGGCGTAAAAATGGTTATGCCTGGTGTGACATTTTTACAGACTGGTGTTTTATTCGCACATTTGGTCTGGAACGAGGCATGTCCCTGCTCTGCCAAGTAAAATCTGGTCTTGGAGCGGGATGCACTTATTCGGCCAACTATTATAAACAGAAGGGACAGTTCCATACCAGAAATCCTCAGCCTGGCGATCAGATTTTCTTTACCAAGGATGGCGGGAAGACTATGTATCATACCGGTATTGTGGAGAAGGTTTCTGGCGGACGGGTTTATACCATTGAGGGGAATACCAGTTCTCAGCCCGGTGTGGTACCAAACGGAGGCTGCGTCAGGGATAAGAATTATCCGCTGAACGCCAGTTACATTGGCGGATATGGCCGTCCGGACTTTTCTATCGTACAGGAGGACGATGACATGGATCAGAAGAAATTCGACGAGATGTTCGCTGTTGCTATGACGAACTATCTTAAGAGTCAACAGACGAACAAGTGTGGTGATTGGTCCAAGGATGCGCGAAATTGGACCCAAAGTACCGGCCTGTTTGCGGGGAATGGCACCACTGTCAACGGTGAGCCAAACATGATGTGGCCCTCCGGGCTTACCAGAGAGCAGGCGGCTCAGCTCTTCTATCGCTTTGCGCAGATGGTGGGGCTTGCGTGATGAAAAGCAAAAAATCCAAGTCCGGAGGTAAAACCGGCAGGAAGCCCGACCTTTCTCAATTTTCAAAATGGATGATCGCCGATATCCGTCCACTGTTGTGGATTGTGACCATCGGCGGTTTTTTATTGGCATTTTACTGCGTTCACGAGGGGTACACTGGCGCACTTCCTTGGATCGGCGCCATGGTTGGCCTCCCTTGGACTGCTCATGGTGTAGTGTGCAGCTTTTATCTGAACTTGTGCAAGTCAGATCATCGTGAAGGCGGTATTACCTTTGAAACAGCGAGGGCTTCCAATTTTAATGTGAATATTTCACAGCAGCCGATTGGCTCGGTAGAGAGCCCGGCAATTTAAGGAGGGCGCGTTATGAACGCAGAAATCATTTCAACACTGCTGATGATCGTTGGCGGCATTACGGTGCTAACGAACATTATCGTTCAGGTGGTTAAGAACATCACTTGGGATAAGATCCCCACCAATCTGGTGGCGTTGATCGTTGCGGAGGCGCTGACGCTTGCTTCCGGAGGGGCCTATGCCTCGATTCATGCGATCACTATTACCTGGTACATGGTGGTAGCAGCCATCGTGGTCGGTTTGATGTCCGCCTACGCTGCAATGTTTGGATTCGACAAGTTTAAGGAAGTCATCCAGGAGTTGCATAAGAAATCTAACTGATGGGAGGAGTCGACAGTGATTCGTTTCAGACATAAGGGCGATTTTTCCAAGCTGACACGATTTCTGGAAAGAGCAAAGGAAGTGGTTCATCTCGGAGACTTGGACAAGTTTGGTCGAGAAGGGGTAGCCGCCCTCGCATCTGCAACGCCTGTCGACTCGGGCGAAACAGCGTCGTCCTGGTATTACCAGATTGAAAACAAGAATGGGGCCGTAAAGATCTCATTCCATAACTCAAATATTCAAAATGGAGTTCCCATTGCCATCATTCTGCAATATGGACATGGCACAGGGACTGGCGGCTGGGTCCAAGGGAGAGATTACATCAACCCCGCGATCCAGCCTATTTTTGACCAAATCGCAAATTATGCATGGAAGGAGGTCACGAGGTCATGAGCAAGACTATTGATGAACGGATCGTTGAAATGCGATTTGACAACCGCCAGTTTGAACAGAATGTGCAAACCAGCTTGTCCACTTTGGATCGCTTGAAGCGGGGTCTGGATCTGGATGGTGCCACAAAGGGGCTGGAAGGTCTGGGTGCCGCCGCTAAGAAATGCGATATGTCCGTTCTCGGAAATTCGGTCGAAACAGTTCGCGCCAAGTTTTCCGCCATGGAAGTCGTGGCCATGACGACCCTTTCCAATATCACCAATTCCGCGGTGAATATGGGTAAGAAGATGGTGTCCGCCCTTACCATCGACCCCATCAAAACCGGTTTTCAGGAATATGAAACCCAGATCGGTGCGGTGCAGACCATTCTGGCCAATACATCCCACGAGGGAACAAATCTGCAACAGGTAAATCGTGCTCTGGATGAGTTGAATACTTATGCGGATAAGACCATCTACAACTTCACCGAAATGACGCGGAACATCGGCACCTTCACTGCGGCCGGTGTAAACCTTCGGACCTCTGTAGACTCTATCAAGGGTATTGCCAACCTGGCTGCCATTTCCGGCTCCACCTCTCAGCAGGCGTCTACGGCAATGTATCAGCTTTCTCAGGCGCTTGCCGCCGGTAAGGTTTCTTTGATGGACTGGAATTCGGTAGTCAATGCCGGTATGGGTGGTAAAGTGTTTCAGGATGCTCTGGTTCGTACTTCTGAACTGTTGGGCACTGGAGCACAGAACGCCATCAATATGTATGGCTCGTTCCGAGAGTCTCTCACCAAGGGCGAATGGCTGACGACTGAAGTTCTGACTGAAACGCTGAAACAGTTTGCTGGGGCATACAGCGAGGCGGATCTGATCCAGCAAGGCTTTTCGGAGAAACAAGCGGCAGAGATTTTCCAGATGGCAAATACAGCTGAGCGAGCTGCCACCAAGGTTAAGACTTTTACTCAGTTGTGGGATACACTGAAAGAGAGTGCCCAGTCCGGGTGGACAGCCACATGGGAGATCCTTGTTGGCGACTTTGAAGAAGCGCAGTCGGTATTAAGCGAGGTGTCCGACACGCTTGGCGCCATGATTGGCGAGATGTCGAACGCCCGAAACGAACTGCTTTCTGGTGGACTTAGTTCCGGATGGAAGCAGCTGCTTAATCAGGGCATTGCGGATGAGGCCGGCTTTATCGAGGAGATTCGGAAAGAGGCTCAGAAAAGCGGAGATGCTTTTGAGAAGCTGGCTACTGAGTCAGAGTCCTTTACGGATGCTTTGAAGAAGGGACTGTCGGAAGGTGTCATTTCCTCCGACACTTTGACCAATTCTGTCCATAATCTGCGGGATAAAATGACCGCAATGTCCCAGGAAGAGCTTAAGGCAGCGGGTTACACCTCGGAGATGGTCAAGCAGATCAAAGAGTTGGATGACGGACTTCAAAATGGTTCAGTCTCTATGGACGAGTTCGTAGAAAAGATCCTCCGCCCATCGGGTCGTGAGAATCTGATCCAGTCTTTGTGGAATGCGGCTAAGGGGTTGATGAGTGTCATCGCCCCGATCAAAGATGCTTTCCGGGAAATTTTCCCGCCAGCTACTGCTGATCAGCTCTATTCTCTGACAGAGACACTGCGAAAGTTTTCTGAGCGGTTGACCTTATCGACTGAGTCAGCGGATAAGGTGAAACGCACCTTCCAAGGATTGTTCTCTGTTCTCGACCTCGTCCGGCAGGGTATTATGGCCGTGGTTAATGTCATTCTTCCCATGTCGGGAGGAGTCAGCTCGCTGCTTGATGGTATTCTTACTGTTACAGCGGCTATCGGCGATTTCTTAACTGGAATCAATAAGGCTGCCAAAGAAGGCCGAGTATTTCAGCATATTTCAGAAGGCATCGCTACCGTACTCGGTTTTGTATCTTCTGCTATTCAGGGGTTCTTCGGCCTTTTGTCGAAGACTTTCTCTTTCCCCGGGTTGGAAGGATTTCAGAAGATCCTCCAAAATATTCAGACACGCATTGGGCAATTGATCGACGCTGTTACCGGTTTAGGCTCTGGTACACGAAAGGCCGCAGGTGAAATGGACTCCGCCATGGAGGGCAGCAAATTCCTCCAGATGTTTCAGGCGATATTTAACGGTGCAAAAACACTTGTTACGGGCATTCTCGATGTCTTTGGAGGTCTGGCCAGCGGTATTGTTGAAGCGCTGAGCGGGGCTGATTTCAGCGGTGCATTGGACCTACTCAATAGTATTTCTCTTGGTGGTGTTGCTTTCGGCATCACCAAGTTTATGACCTCTTTGACTAAAGCGTTTGATGATGTTGGCGGGTTATTGGACAATGTCAAAAACATTCTTGACGGAGTCCGAGGTTGCTTCGAGGCCTATCAAAGCCAGTTGAAAGCAGATGCATTGCTGAAAATTGCCAGTGCCATTGCTATTTTGGCAGGATCTATCCTGATTATCGCCACAATCGACAGCAATAAGTTGACCGCATCTTTAGGCGCTATCTCAGTCCTGTTTGCAGAATTGATGATCGCCATGGGAGCATTCACCAAGATCAGCGGCCAAATCAAAGGTGTGATCAAAGGAACGACCGCCATGCTGGGTCTTTCCACCTCTATGCTGATTCTGGCCGGCGCCCTTAAAATGATCGCGACATTAGATCCCGAACAGATGGCCACGGGACTTATCGGCATTGCGGGGTTGATGACTGCAATGGTGGTGGCTGTAAGTGCACTGGGCAATGGCGGCGCGAAAGTCGTCAAGGGTGCAACTCAGATGGTGATTTTCGCCGGTGCAATCAAAATACTGGCTTCAGCCTGTACCGACTTGGCACAGCTTGACTTTGCGGGTTTGACAAAGGGTCTTATCGGTGTCGGTGCCCTATTAGCTGAGGTTTCGCTGTTTATGAACACGGCGAAGTTCAGCGGTAGAGCAATTTCTACAGCTACAGGAATGCTTGTTCTTGCAGGGGCAATGAAGATATTCGCTTCTGCCTGTGAAGATTTTGGACAAATGAATGTGGGCGAGTTGGTCAAGGGACTGGGTTCTATTGGTGTTCTGCTCCTTGAAATCACCGCATTCACCAAGTTGGCTGGAAATGCCAAGGGACTCGCTGCTACTGGTTTCGCTCTCATTGAGATCGGCGCAGCCATGAAGATATTCGCTTCTGCTATGGCTGACTTTGGCAGTATGTCTTTGGCCGGAATCGGAAAAGGGTTGCTTGCAATGGGCGGTGCTTTGGCGGAAGTTGCTATCGCAATGAAAGTAATGCCGAAGAACCTGATCGCAACTGGAACTGGGCTTATCACTGTTGGAGCCGCGCTTAATGTTCTGGCGAACGCTCTTAGTAAGATGGGCGGAATGAGTTGGGAGTCCGTTGCAAAGAGTCTTGTTGCAATGGGCGGCGCTTTAGCGGAACTGGCAATCGGACTGAACTTCATGAACGGGACTTTAGCCGGATCTGCCGCAATGCTTGTTGCCGCAGGAGCCTTGGCTGTTTTAACTCCCGTGCTCTTTACGCTGGGTAGTATGAGTTGGGCCTCCATTGTCAAAGGTTTGATTGCTGTTGGCGGCGCCTTTGGGGTGATCGGCACGGCAGGCGCGCTTTTGACGCCATTACTTCCCACGATTCTCGGATTGGGCGGTGCCTTTGCTTTAATTAGCGTTGGTATTGCCGGTCTTGGAGCAGGACTTCTTCTTGTTGGCGGCGGGTTGTCCGCCATCGCAGTAGGTATTACAGCCCTCGCTACTTCTTTAGGCGCTGGTGTCGCTGTTATTGTGGCGGGATTGACTTCTATCATCACGGGTATCGCAGCCTTGATCCCCGCTATCGCTCAAAAGCTTGGCGAGGCAGTGGTTGCGTTTGCACAGGTTATTACAAATGGAGCCCCTGCTATTGGCGAGGCTGTTAAAGCTCTGGTGCTTACCATGGTCGATGTTCTGGTAGAGTGTGTACCAGCTATTGCCGATGGAGCAATGGAATTGATCGCCGGAGTGTTGGCCGCTTTGGCCACCTATACTCCTCAAATCGTGGATTCTTTGATGGGATTCCTGATTGGATTGATTGACGGCATTGCAAGAAATATGCCGGAACTGATCCAGGCGGCGGTTAATTTGCTGATGTCGTTCTTTACCGGAATTACTTCTGCACTTGCAAGCATTGATACAGATTCGCTGTTAAAGGGGATCGCCGGCATTGGTCTGCTGAGCGGTATTATGGTTGCACTTGGTGCCCTTGCAGGGTTGATCCCAGGGGCAATGGTCGGTGTTCTCGGTCTTGGTGTGGTCATGACAGAGTTGGCTCTGGTACTGGCCGCAGTGGGCGGTCTTGCCCAGATTCCCGGGCTGGATTGGCTTATCAACGAAGGCGGCCAGCTGCTACAGTCTGTTGGCAGAGCCATTGGCGGTTTTGTCGGCGGTATTGTTGGCGGATTTATGGGTGGCGTTTCCAGCGCGTTTCCTCAAATTGGAGCGGACTTGGCGCAGTTTATGGCCAATGTACAGCCCTTTATAGATGGCGCCCGTGGGATCGATTCTTCTCTTCTTGAGGGCGTCAAGGCTTTGGCTGGCGCTATCCTAATTATTACCGGAGTGGATCTTCTGGAAAGTCTGACTTCCTGGCTTACCGGCGGATCTTCCTTGGAGGCTTTTGCTGAGGAGCTTGTTCCATTCGGCGAGGCCATGATGAAATTTTCCAACACCATTTCTGGTTTGGACGGAAATCTGGTCAGCACCGCAGCTATTGCTGGAAAAACACTGGCCGAGATGGCTGCCACTCTGCCCAATAGTGGTGGCGTAGCAGGGTTCTTTGCCGGAGACAACGATATGGGCGTGTTCGGTGAGCAACTCGTTGGCTTTGGCGAAAGTATGATGGGATTCTCCAAAAGTATCAGAGGTCTTGATGCTGATGCAGTGTCTAATGCCGCTACGGCCGGAAAGGCTTTGGCCGAGATGGCGGCTACTTTGCCGAATAGTGGTGGAGCAGTTGATTTCTTTACCGGAGAGAACGACCTGGACACCTTTGGAGAAAACCTTGTCCCCTTTGGGGAAGCCATCAAATCCTATTCCAACGCGGTCAAGGGTTTGGATGTGGATGCGGTGACCAATTCCGCTATCGCAGGTAAGGCTATGACTGAGCTTGCTTCCACACTTCCAAATGTAGGTGGTGTTGTGGATTTCTTTGCCGGAGGTAATGATCTCTCTACATTTGGCGCACAGCTTCTGAGTTTCGGATTGTCTATGCGAGCGTACTCCACGGCAGTTAAAGGAATAGATGCCGATGCGGTAAACAGTTCGGCTATTGCGGGAAAGACACTTGCTGAACTTTCCAACACATTGCCCAATACAGGTGGTTTGGTAGCATTCTTTACCGGGGACAACGATCTGGAATCTTTTGGAGACCAGTTAGTTCCGTTCGGTGAAGCGATGAAAGCTTACTCCGATAGTGTGGCCGGTTTGGAGTCCGAAGCGGTCATGGCATCTGCCACTGCGGCAAAGGCTCTTGCCGAACTTCAAAATACCCTGCCAAACATCGGCGGTGTTGTGGACTTCTTCACTGGAGGAAACGATCTTGAGACTTTCGCCAACGGTCTTACACCTTTTGGCGAGGGGATGAAGGCCTATTCCGATGCAGTGAGCGGCATGAACCCGGAAGCTGTTATTGCTTCGGCAACCGCAGCTCAGGCACTATCAGAACTGCAAGCGACTCTGCCCAATATTGGTGGAGTTCTTGATTTCTTTACTGGAGGAAATGACCTTAGTGCATTTGCCAATGGTATTATTCCCTTCGGTCAGGCTATGAAGTCCTATGGAGAAGCGGTTGCTGATATTCGCCCCGAGGCGGTCGAGGCTTCTGCTACAGCAGCTATGGCTTTGGCACGTCTTCAGTCGGTGCTACCCAATGTCGGTGGTATTGCATCATTCTTTACAGGCGGTACCGATCTTGGCGCATTTTCCGAGGGTATTATCCCCTTCGGCGACGCTATGCTGAAGTATAGTAATGCTGTGGCCGGTGTAAATCCTGGAGCAGTAGAAGCATCTGCTATAGCTGCTCAGTCTCTTGTGCAACTTCAGACTTCCCTCCCCAATGTAGGCGGGGTCGTGACATTCTTCACTGGAGGAAACGACCTGGCTCTATTTGCGGCGGGCATCATCCCCTTTGGGCAGGCCATGTCGCAGTACAGCAATGCTGTTGCGGGGATCAATCCGGAAGCGGTGACGGCATCTGCTGTGGCGGCTCAGTCCCTTGTCCAACTTCAAAATGCTCTCCCGAATGTGGGAGGGGTTATGACATTCTTCACTGGGGGAAGCGACCTTGCCACATTTGCGGCAAATATTGCCCCCTTCGGTGATGCTATGCTGAATTACAGCAATGCTATAGCCGGTGTAAATCCGGAGGCAGTTACTGCATCGGCTTCCGCTGGACAGGCTCTTGTGGAGCTGTCCAAGACACTTCCAAGTACAAATGGTCTTTTGACATTCCTTACCGGTGGAACAGACCTAAGTGCATTTGGGAACGACCTTACGATATTTGGAGAAGACTTGTCTGCATATGCAAGCGCTATTGCAAATGTGCAGCCTGAAGCAGTAGCGGCCTCGGCCAATGCTGCACAAGCACTGTCCAATCTGGCAACGGGATTACCGGACAGCAGCCTCTTTGACAAATGGTTTGGTGGAGACCAGACCTTGGCGTCATTCGGAAATGAGATTTCCAAGTTTGGAGCATCCATGCAGGACTATTACAATGAGATCTCCGGTATTGATATCGGTCAAATGTCCAGTGTGGTAGCTCAAGTTTGGGATCTTTTGGCTTTGGCAGAGGGCGTGAACGGCCTTAATACTTCTGGTCTGACTAACTTTGCTAACAGCATGAAGAAAATGGGTGATGCTGGCGTCAGCGGATTTGCCGATGCTTTCCGGAACTGTGGCGACACGATCAACGGCGCCGTGAACAGTATGCTGTCTACGGTCAGTGTTTCCATCACGGCGAATGTTTCTACAGTCAATTCTGCTATGGGCACTCTGGTAGATGCCATGGCAGAAATCGTAGATGGCAAAGTGATTGTCATTCAAAGAGCGATGGGAGATATGATGACGGACATGTGTTCCACCATCACATCTTCTTCCGGAGCATTTCGGACCGCCATGGGGACAGCACTTAATGGTTCCCTCAGTGAGATCAACCGCATGAAGGCGGATTTCACTATGGCCGGTCAGAATGTTGGACAGGGCTTTGTCATCGGTATCCGGTCCAAGTTGAGCAGTGCATCTTCTGCGGGCCGAAGTCTGGGTCTGGCCGCATTGAATGCGGCAAAGAGGGCTCTGGACAGCCATTCACCTTCCAGAGAGTTTATTCACTTAGGTGAGAACATGGGCGAGGGTTTGGCAATCGGCGCAAAGAACAGCATTGTTCCCGCTACTCAGGCCACATCTAAAATGATCGGTGAGGTCATTAAAGTCAGTTCCAAGGGCGTGAAGGCCTTTGAGGACTGGGCCAGCGAGAAGAAGTATTATGGCGAGCTGAGTCTGATGGATGAGCTTGCCGGGTGGGAGAACCTGCAAAAGAAGTATCGGGCAGGCAGTGAAGAGCGAATCAAGATCGACCGAGAGGTCTATCGGATTCAAAATGAGCTGGTGTCGTCCACCTATCAGGCTTCTCTTAACTGGATCGAAGAGGAGAAGTATTACAAGCGTTTGAGCACTGAGGAAGAGCTTGCCACTTATGAGCGGATGCAAAAGCGCTATCTGGCAGGAAGCGAAGAACGCAAGAAAATCGACCGTGAGATATTTAGTCTGCGAAATCAGTTGATGGAAGAGTCCTATCAGAAGTCCATGAATTGGATTGAGGAAGAAAAATATTACGGTCGAATGAGCCTGGCCGATGAGCTTGCGGCCTATAAGCGAGTGCAGAGTCGGTACGCGGCTGGCACTGAAGAGCGCAAGAAGATGGATCGTGAGGTCTATCGGCTGGAGAAAGAGATCTATGAAGCTCAGAAGCAATATATTGCCGATGTGGAAAGCGTACAGCAGTCTGCCAATCAACGACGGATGCAGCTTGAACAGGAGTACGCCGACAAGGTGCGCTCGATCAATGCGCAGCTGGAACGGGATATTCAGTCGCTGAATGACCAGTATCAGAATGCAGTGGAGTCCCGAACCAAGAGCCTTTATCAGTCTTACGGCCTCTTTGATGAGGTGACGAAGAAGGAAGAGGTCAGCAGTGAAACATTGATGCAAAATTTGGAAGGCCAGGTTCAGGAATTTGGCGAATGGCAAGATATTCTTGGCCAGCTTTCCGGAAGAGGCGTCAGTGCAGAACTGATTGATGAGCTTCAGGAGATGGGACCGTCGGCAATCGCAGAGATCAAAGCCCTCAATTCGATGAGCGACGACGAGCTGGAGAAGTATGTCTCCCTTTGGTCTATCAAACACGCTCAAGCCAGAAACCAGGCCACTTCTGAGCTTGAAGGTCTTCGCATTGAGACGCAGAAAAACATTGCGCAGCTTCGTGATGACGCCGCTGTTGAATTAGAGGCATATCGCGAAACTTGGCAGGCGGAAATGGCCCAGTTGGAAGCGGATACCAGCAGTCAGCTTGAGGCTCTCCGCAAGGAATTTTCTGAGAAAGTCGGTCTTATCAAGAAAGACACCGAAGGCCAAATGGCCGAGATGACAGAGGTCGCTAAGAAAATTCTGGCCGAAGCAGGATGGACAGAGACTGGACAGCAGATCCCAGCAGGGCTTGCCGAAGGCGTGGCTCAAAGTAAATCCACTTTCATCAATGAATTGACCAGTATGGCGCTGTCTGGCGTGAAAGCGGTAAAGAGTGCACTGGCAATCAATTCTCCTTCCCGGGTATTCCGCGAGCTTGGTAACTTCACCGGTTTGGGCTTTGTAAAGGGCATCTCTGATTACGCTCAGAAATCCTATGCTGCCGGAGCTGGTATTGCCGATTATGCAACGGATGGACTTTCCAATGCCATGTCCACTGTGACCGATCTACTCAATGGGGATGTGGAAGCACAGCCTACGATCCGGCCGGTGCTTGATCTTACCGACCTTTCCAGAGGAGCAGATCAGATTGACAGCCTGTTCTATCCTCGGAGATCTATTGGTCTTGTAAGTCAGGCAAGTCTGGCTTTTCAGGAGTCAGGCCGAAATAACGGAATGACAATCAATGTAGACAATGGCGATATTGTGGAAGAGCTGCGTTCTCTGCGAGAGGATATGGCCGACATGATGGATCGGATGAAGCGAATGCAGGTGGTTATGGATACTGGCAGGCTGGTCGGTGAATTGGCCGAACCTATGGACAACGCCCTCGGACAGAGGGTTACACGAAAAGGAAGGGGGAACTAAGCTTTGTACCATTCGGTTACCTTTGGGGATAAAAATACCTGGGACGATTGGCGGCTTGTTCCCGCCTCCCGGCCAGTTTTCAATCCCCCAGCTCAGAAAGTGAAGACACTGGCGATCCCCGGTGGGGATGGGGTGATCGACTTATCCCAATCTCTCACCGGGTACCCGGTGTATCAGAACCGGACCGGCTCGATTGAATTCATTGTGATGAATGACTTCAAGCCCTGGCACATGGCCTATTCCGATATTATGGACTTTCTGCATGGGCAGAAACTTCGCGCTGTGCTGGAGGACGACCCTGAGTATTTCTACGAGGGGCGGTTCACAGTAAATGCCTGGAAATCAGAAAAAGACTGGTCTCGTATTGTCATTGACTATGATGTGGGTCCCTACAAGTGGTCGCTTCTTTCTTCAACAGACGACTGGCTGTGGGACCCCTTCAATTTTCAAAATGGTGTGATCCGGCCTGCTTTGTTTCGGAATATCGCCGTAACTACAGTAAAAAAGATGCTCAAGCTGGATGCTGTGATTTTCGGTAGGGCTCCGGTTTGTCCTCAGTTCTTTGTGAGCAGTTCGGATAAACGCGGTGTGCGCATTCGATTTGTCAATCCTACGCTTGGACTGGATGAGACAAAACTGCTTACTGACGGGACAATTCAATTCCCCGAATTTGTGTTCTTTGGCGATCATGGCGCAACATTAGAGCTGTGGTGTGATACAGGGACTGGTACAGTTTCTGTAGATTTCAGAGTGGGGAGGTTGTAACCAATGTATAGCATTTATGCGGACGGTGTATGCATCTATAACGATGTATTTTCACTGGATAACATGAAGGTTATAGACCCAAAACTGATACTGGAAGACAGCGCTGCCGGCTCTTTGGAAATGACGCTCCCCCATACTAATGTTGTTTACAACACTCTTGTTCGTATGACTACAGATATTTCAGTCAGAAAAAACGGAGAAGAGATTTGGGCGGGGCGAGCGCTTTCGGAGAATAAGGATTTCTGGAACAATCGGGTTATTTACTGCGAGGGTGAACTAGCATTCTTTAATGACAGCGTTCAGCCTCCAGCCGAGTATTCCGGAAAATCCATTCGTGAGTATCTGGAAAAGTTGGTCGAGGTTCACAATTCACAGGTTGGCGCCAATCGTCAGTTCGCCATCGGGGCGGTAACGGTAGTGGATGAAAATTTCCCTACTTACTACACCAACTATGAGAAGACAATGAAGCAGCTCAACGCCTTGGTGGAGACTTATGGCGGTCATCTTCGGATCAGAAAAGTGGATGGTATCCGGTATCTGGATTATCTGAAAGAGTACCCTGATACTTGCAGTCAAGTCATCCAATTTGGTTCCAATCTGATTGACTTCACCCGTAACTGGGATTCCACAGAGTATGCTACGGCCATTGTTCCATTGGGCAATCGTCTGGATAAAAGCCCTATCGAAGCGCTGGATGCCTATTTGACGGTGGAAAGTGCGAACAATGGAAGTCTTTATGTTCAGTCGGATGAGGCTGTTAAGAACTATGGATGGATCGTGAAAACGGTTACTTGGGACGATGTGAGCGACCCGGCGGTTCTACTGGAGAAGGCCAAGGAGTATCTGGCCGATCTTCAGTTTGACAATCTGGAACTGGAACTAAGCGCTTTAGATTTGCACTATTTGGATGTGAACACCGAGGCTGTCAAACTTCTGGATGAGATTCGGGTCATTTCCCGCCCCCACGGTTTAGACCGAATGTTTCCCGTTACCAAATTGGAGATCCCTCTGGATAAACCGGAGAATACCCAGTTCAAAATGGGAGACTCTGTGCAGGTCAGTCTCACCAGCATCAACAATCAGACCAATGATGAAGTGCTCAATAAGATTGAAAAGCTTCCCAAGGCGCACGCAATTCTTGAAAAAGCTAAGGAAAACGCCACGGAAATCATGAACATGGCTACCACGGGTTATATCACGATCACACGGGATGAGCATGGCTCAGACACGCTTTATATTTCCAATGTCAGAGACTACACCAAGGCCGATAAGCTTTGGAAATGGAATATGAACGGCCTGGGGTACTCCAATGATGGTGGAAAAACCTATGGCTTGGCCATCACTATGGACGGATCTATCGTAGCCGATTACATCACGACTGGTGTCCTGAATGCGAATGTGATTCGTGCCGGCGTTCTGAAAGACTATGACGGAAATTTCAGTCTGGACTTTGAAAGCGGAAAGCTGACCATGAAAAAGGGGTCTATCAATATAGGTGGTAACTTCATCGTGGATGAACAGGGAAACCTGACTGCCAGAAGAGGTACATTTGCCGGGACACTGGCTGGCGCCAAGGGAACTTTTGGTGGTACGGTTCAGGCTGAAGACTTTCTGGACAAGTACGGCAATAGTATGCTGGATATGGCCAAGGAAAAGTTCACCGCCGGATATTTGGATCTGTATGGATTGACCGTGACCAATAAGAACACCGGAGCAGTAACATTTGCGGTCGGTCCCACTGGACATATTTCCATCAATGGCCAAATCACGATGGGAGCTGGGAGTACGATCAACTGGGCCAATATCAGCAATACCAATCTTTCCAGTAATCCGGCGTATCAAAAAGCAGTTGACGCCTACAATATGGCCGACGAGGCCTATACGGAGGCAGAAGCAGCGTATGACCGAGCGAATCGGGCCTATAAATTGGCTAATTCGATTGAGATTCCGCGATATATCAAATCAACATATATTGATTCAACAACAATCCGAGCTCCTGTCATTGAGGGCGGAGAGTTCTATGGAAGTGAATTCAATGTTATTGCCGGTGAAGATTTTGGTAGCTTTAATTTGTATGGGCCTTATGACAACAATCGATTCCATATGTTTCGTATCGAATACTATGATGCTGGAGTTTGGGGGCCGTATATCTACATCAATAGTCCGTGTGGGGGAACAATTTGCTTTGATGGAAATGTAGAGTTTACTGGCAGAGTTGAATTTTCTTCCGCAGATATTGAAGGACTTCCAACTGGAGGAAAATAACATGAAGAAGACACTGAAAAATTCCAGTGTGGCTGAGATGCTTCAACAGCTCAGGCCGCTTTTGTCTCATCGGGATAAGATCGGTTATGTGGCTGCACGGAACTTCCGCATCCTGTCCAACTCTTTGACGGAATATGAGACCATTCGCCGTAGCCTGATCGAGAAGTATGGCACGGAGGAGACGGACCCGAAGACGGGCCAGCCTGTCATCAGCATCAAAATGGATTCACCGAATTTTAAGCAGTTTTGTGACGAGTTAGCTCCATTCAATGAGATGGAACACGAAATCGAGCTTATGGTGGCGAAGTACCATGATGCGATTGGCTGTCTTACCGGAGAGGAGATCCTGAGTATTGATTGGATGTTGGAAGATTAGAAAGGGGTGAGTTGACTTGGCTGATATCAGCAGTTTTCTAAAGAAAATTAAGGAAGCAATTTATGGCGAAGAGGTGCGTGGTTCCATTCACGACGCCCTGGCTGCCATGAATGAAGAGTCTTCCAGCGCGATGGAGTTTGCGGCTACAGCCAAAGACTCTGCCGCTGCTTCTGCGGAAAAAGCAAAGGGTGAGGCTGATACCGCCGCCAAGAAGGCTGCGGAGGCCTTAAATTCCGCAGGAAATGCCGCCCAATCTGAGGCAAATGCTAAGGCATCTGAGTTGACCGCAAAGCAATACTCAGACAATGCCGACGCCGCTGCCAATCGTGCTAAGGAGTCAGAGATAAACGCAGCTAATTCGGAGGCGGTCGCTCTTCAAGAGTCCCGTGAGGCAGAGGAGTCCAAAAACGCCGCCGCACTTAGTGAGGCCGAAGCAAAGGCTGCTGAGGAACGAGTTAAGGCGGTAAAGAATGAAGTGGAAATCGCTGGCGCACAGGCTGCGGCAGACGCTAAAGCGGCGCAGGATGCTAAAGCTGCTGCTGAGAGTGCCCGGGACAGCGCCAAGACCAGCGAGATCAACGCCAGAAATTCTGAGATTTCTGCACAGCAGTCGAAAGATACTGCGGAGAATGCCAAGAATGCGGCTCAGGAGGCAAAGCAGAGCGCGGAAGATGACGCGCTTGCTGCCGCTCAATCCAAGAAGGACGCCGAGGCTGCTAAGTTGGCCGCAGAACAGGCTCGGGATTCCGCAGAGGAAAAAGCAGTCGAAGCTGCCGGAAGCGCAGATAAAGCGGAGCAATACAGCGGTAAACCGCCCAAACCTCAAAATGGAACATGGTGGATCTGGAATGCTGATACCGGTGAATATTACGACACCAAGATCAGCTGCGAGCTGCAAGGCCCTGTTGGAAATGGCATCAAGGATATTCAACTGACCAGCGGAGACCATTCTCCCGGCACGACGGATGTGTACACCGTCCATATGACGGATGGGTCGACTTATTCCATTTCGGTCTATAACGGATTGAACGGCACAGGTGCAGGCGATGTATTGGGGATTTCCTTTGATTTAGTTCTCCCCGTAATCGGATGGAAAGATGGAGCCATCACTGTCGCCGACAATCGCTTGCTTGCTTCAGCTACCTATAAATACCTTTTAAGCGTATATGACGCCAGTAAGGATGAGTTCATGGAATGCAGCGTGCAGCCCAAGGACATCACCACTTCTGGCGTCCTTTCTTTTACCTGTGAAATCGAGCCGTTAAAAGACATCACTATCAACATGATCCGGCTTGAGTTATCTGGTAATGGAGCTGCTCAATGAGGAGGTGAGATCTATGGAGATCGCAGTGAAAGAAACTTATGCCCATCTGGTCAAGGATGAGAGTTTGGTACAGAACTCCAACAAGCTTTATATTGTGGAGTTCCACTTTGACCAGAGTTGGGATGGTTATGCCAAATCGGCTATCTTTGAAGCCGGCGGCGTACAGCAGCCGCCTGTGGCGTTGACGGATGACCGGTGCATTATTCCAGCTGAGTGTTTGAAGCGAGCCGGAATCAATCTCAAAATCGGAGTTTCCGGTATTAAGGATGGGGTCCAGAAAGACACGGTATGGTGTCTGGCCAGCAAGATCATGTATGCGCTTGACCCCGCACAACTGATGCCGCCCACTCATATCGACGGAGATGTGAAGGCCCAGATTCTTGAGGTCATCCGGGAAAATACTGCTACGGATGCAGAGGTTCAGGAAGTCCTTGACAATGCGTTCCAGTCTTCCTGGATACCTCCTGAAGATCCTGAGGCTCCAGGCAATACCGCCACCAACGAAGAGGTGGAGGACATTCTCGATGATGTTTTCGGCGATACGCCGTAAACAAATATTTTTAAGGAGGACATATTTATGTCTAAGCACACTACTCTCGAACAGCTGAAGCTTCTGGCTCAGCGCACCAAGGGTGAGATCGGCAAGGTCGAATCCAAGTCTCTGGTAGGCGTTAAGGTCAATGGCGTTGCCCTGGCCATCGCCGACAAGATGGTGGACATTCTGATCGCTTCTGGTGCTACCAACGGCACTCTGTCTGTTGCCGGCAAGGATGTTGCGGTGAAGGGTCTGGCTGCTCTGGCCTACAAGGCACAGGTTTCTGAGGCAGACCTGGACACCGCTCTGAAGGCTATTCTGGACGGCAAGGCTTCCGGCACCGATCTGGCCACTCTGATCGGTAAGGATGCTGGTAAGAGCGCCCGCACCATCGCCAACGAGGAGCTGGCTGCTCAGCTGATTCCCGAGGGCGCCCAGGAGGCTCTGAATACTCTGACTGAGATCGCTCAGTGGATTCAGGATCACCCCAACGATGCTGCCACCATGAATGCTGCCATCACCAAGCTGAACGGTATCGTTGCCGGTATTGGCGGTGACGAGGACGAGTACGCCACCGTTATGCTCGCTATCGAGGGCAAGATCACTGCCGCGCTGAAGGATATTGCCTCCGGTGCGACCAAGGTGGAGAAGTCTGAGGTCAACGGCAACATCAAGATCAATGGTCAGGAGACCGTAGTCTATACCCACCCTGCTGTTGAGGCAGTTGGTGCCGGCTTCAAGAAGGTCGGCCATGATGACAAGGGTCATGTAGTGCTGGGTGACGATGTGACCAAGGAGGATATCGTTGCTCTCGGTATCCCCGCACAGGACACCACCTATCAGCCTGCTACCAGCCAGGCAAACGGTCTGATGTCCAAGGAGGACAAGGCCAAGCTGGACGGCATTGAGGTTGCGGCCGATGAGGAAGTCAATCAGATGCTGGATGAGGTCTTTGGCGCCGCTGTTGGCGTCTGATAACCGCGGAGGGGGATGGGGTATTCCTGTCCCCCTCTTATTTTTTCGGAAAGGAGCTCTAACATGGCAGAGAACAAAGCCACAACCTTAGAGCAGTTGCGGGCTCTGGCAGAAAGGGGAAAACTCGATACCCTGAACCGCGTCGACCAGCTTTTAGAGTCGATCATTCCTCTGCTGGAGGGTGCACAGCATAGCGGTACTACCGTTACTCTGCCGGCCGAGAACTGGAGCGGCAGAGCTCAGACTGTAAAGGACAACATCCTTTTGGCTGACGAAAAATACTGGTATATTGTGTGCGCTGACGCGGATTGCTTTATGGCAGTCAGCGAGACTGGCGTGAAAGCTGACAATATCACCGTTAACGGTCAGGTCACCTTTCACTGCGAGGTAACTCCAACGGAAAATCTGACCATTTATATTTTGCGACTGGAGGTCGAGCAGAATAATGAGTAATGCAAACGTCGGCAAGGTCTTTAACATGACCGGCGGCAACGGCGGAGGCGGTACTCTGAGGCTGGAGACCCTGACGATTACCAAGCCGCCCCAAAAGACCACCTACAAGTCCGGAGAGTCCTTTGACCCCACGGGCATGGTCGTTACTGCGGGCTATGGGTATGGTCTCACTTCGGACGTGACCGGATATTCCGTGTCTCCCCAAGTCCTTACGGATGGGGTGACGGAGGTGGTTATCACCTATACCGAAGGCCGCATCACCAAGACGGCAAGTGTGCCGGTTACTGTGCAGAAGGTGCTGGTATCCATTGCCGTTACCAACAACCCCTCCAAGATGGTCTATCACTATCTGGAGGAATTTGCCCCTGCGGGAATGGTGGTTACTGCCAAATTCTCGGATGACTCTGCGGAGGAGGTTTCGGGATACACCTATCCCAAGACCGCTTTCTCTACTTTGGGGAGCCGTCCGGTGGAGATCGGTTATACCTATGAGGGTGTGACCAAGACCGCCAGCTTGAATGTTACAGTCAACCCCATTGAGGTGGCTGTCCCTGTTCAAAATGGAGTCCTTACCTATGACGGGACTGGAAAAACTCCGTCCTGGACTGGGTATGATCCGTCGAAGATGACCATTTCCGGCACGACCAACGGCGTGAACGCTGGGTCCTATTCCGCACGGTTTAATCTGTCGTATGGATATCAGTTCCCCGGCGGCTTGGACGAGGTCACGGTTGAGTGGATCATTGACCGGGCGGTCATCGCTTCTCTTCCGGCGCAGAACAATGTACTGGCGGCCAACGGCAAACCGCAGGCTCCCACCTGGGCCAACTACGACATCGGTCAGTTGACCATTGGCGGAGACCGATCTGGAACTGACGCAGGCGATTACAAAGCCACATTTACTCCTACCGCCAACTACAAGTGGTGGGACGGTTCCATTGAGGCCAAGGAGGTCAAGTGGACCATCACCAGCGTTATTGTACCCATTCCTACGCAGAAGGGCTCGCCGACCTATACGGGAGCGCCCCAGACACCGGAATGGGATAACTTTGACCAGGTGAATTCCAAAGTGCAGGTGACCGCACAGACCAATGCCGGCACCCACTCTGCCACATTTATTCTTCTGAATGGCATGTGGTCGGACGGTTCTACGACCAATAAAACCGTTCAGTGGAGCATCGGCCGAGCTTCCATCGCCAAGGTTCCCGCCCAGAGCGGAGCTTTGAAGTATGATGGGGACCCCAAAACTCCGGTGTGGGACGCCAATTATGATCCAAACAAAATGACGGTATCTGTAGAGGCGAAGGTCAACGCCGGCACAGGGTACACTGCCGCCTTTACACCGGATTCCAACCATCAGTGGTGGGATGGCACGGTGGACGCCAAGACAGCTACCTGGGCTATCGGCAAGGGCGATCAGGTCGTATCTGTAAGTCCGACAAGTGTGACGCTGAATACCGGCGCCCGAAGCGCCAAGTTTACCGTGACCCGAAAGGGCGACGGCGTGATCTCTGCCGTTTCCAATAATGTTGGTGTGGCTACGATCGGTAACATCAATCAGCAGACCGGCGAGGTTACGGTGAACAGTGTAAATAACATCACCGGCACGACTACAATTATTGTTAAAGTAGCTGCGGGAGCCAACTATCTGGCTGGGGCCGATAAGCAGGTAGCAGTCAATGCCCAGTTCGTCACCATCTACGGCGTGGAATGGGACTGGACCAGCAGCGGCCCCACCAAGGGTAAGCGCACCGACGGAGCGGCGGGCTTTGGGGACCCCAACCCGGCGGTGAACAACGGCTCCGGCTCCTCGCCCTTTGACGACTTGTACCCGTGGAAGGACATGACCAAGGTCACCCGGACGGGCGGCGTGATGGTGAAGGAACCCAAGTATTGGTTCAAGTGGACCAAGACGGGGAAGAAGCTGAAGCTCCAGATCGCGGACGGCCCTGTGGAGGGGTTCCATGTGGACCCGGTAAATATGGATCGAGGCGATGGTCTGGGCGAACTAGACCTCTCCTACATCGCCCGGTATCACTGCGCCAGCGGCACCTACAAGTCGGAGACCAACAAGGCCCAGCAGGTGAGCATCACCCGGAGCACGGCGCGGACCCAGATCCACAACCTGGGAGCCAACATCTGGCAGTTCGACTTTGCCCAGATGTGGTATGTGAACATGCTGTTCCTGGTGGAGTTTGCGGACTGGAACGGCGAGCGGATCGGCCGGGGCTGCTCGGCCAACAACTCCAAGGAGAACAACGGGCGTACGGACGCCATGCAGTACCACACGGGGACCACGGCGGCCAACCGGGATTCCTACGGCTTCTGCCAGTACCGGAACATCGAGGGCTGGTGGGACAACGTGTACGACTGGACGGACGGCTGCTATTACAACAGCAACGGCCTGAACGTCATCAAGAACCCCGCCCAATTCCACGACAGCGCCAACGGCGTCCTGGTGGGCTTGCCGGTAAGCGGCTACCCGAAGGACTTCGCCATCCCGACCCAAAGCGGGCTGGAGTGGGCGCTGTATCCCTCTGAGGCTGGCGGCAGTACCACCACGTATGTCCCGGATTACTGGTATTTCAACGGTAGTAGCCCGTGCCTGCGCCACGGCGGTAGCTATAGCCAGGTCCAGAATCACGGGCCGTTCTACGTGTACTGCAACAGTGCGTCGAGCACGGACTCCAACATCGGCTGTCGCCTCCAGGAACGCCCGCCGAAGGCGGCGTGACCATTCCCCTGGGGAGGAGGGGGTTTGGGGTGAGGGGACCGCAGTCCCTTCCCCCAAGCTCCAGCCTTCCTCGCATTTCAAAATGGAGCGGAAGGGCTCCTTTTCACCTTAATAAGAACAACATTTGAAACCGCTCTTCTTTGGTAAGAGGAGAGCGCGGGGTCGACTTTGCAGCAGACGATGTCCCGGATAACTGGAATTTCAACGGTAGTAACCCGTGCCTGCACCACGGCGGTAACTATAACCAGAACCAGAATCACGGGCCGTTCTACGTGAACTACAACAGTGCGTCGAACACGAACTCCAACATCGGCTGTCGCCTTCTTGAAGCAGACGCAGGCCATTGGGCCTGTCGGGTATGGCTGAACCTCCTATCGGTAGTCAGGGTTCCTCACCCTTTCTATTACGCAGAGTTGACCGCGCAGCACTTGCTGACGATGAGCCGTCAGGACACAGCCTGGTACACTTCGGGCCGGGTTTCGCCCCGGAACCACCCGCGGCGATGGAACAGCTGTGAGGCTACAAGGAGGATATTATCCCTGATGAAACGAGTGAGAGTTTACCAACAAATCCTTTCGGAAGATAATCTGCGCCTGGCCATCCGGGAAGTCAACCGGGGGCACCGGCGCAACGGCGACCACAGCCTGAACAAGAAGGTCCTGGAGATCGAGGCGAATATGGATCAGTATGTGGCGGAGCTGCGCAGGTTCATCGAGGACCTGGTGAGCGGGGACGCGCACATGCATCCGCCGCTGAAACGGCGGCGCTGGGACCGGAACGCGGACAGCGGGAAGGGCAAATGGCGGGACATCAATGAGCCGCTCTTGTGGCCGGACCAGTATGTTCACCATGCGGTGTTACAGCCCATGATCCCGCATATCATGCGGAGCATGGACAAATACTGCATCGCAAGCGTGCCGGGACGGGGAAATTCCTACGGGGTCAAAGCCATCAAGAAGTGGATGAAGGGCGACGCCGCCGGCACACGGTACGGCGCGGAATGCGACATCTACCACTGCTTTGAGGAGCTGGACCCGCCGTATGTCATCCAGGCGCTGAAACGGCTGTTCAAGGACCGGGAGACCCTCTGGCTGTGCGACGCCCTGATGGAATACGGCGTGCTGATCGGTGCGTTCTTCTCCGCCTGGTTCCTGCACCTGGTACTCCAGCCCCTGGACCTGATGATCCACCAAAGGGAGTACGGCGTCAGCCACTACCTGCGGCAGATGGACAACTTCACCATCTTCGCCTCCAGCAAGCGGAAATTGCGGAAGCTGATCCGGGATATTCAGGCGTGGCTGGCCGACGTGGGGCTAAAGCTGAAAGACAACTGGCAGGTCTTTCGGATCGGCTTTACCCCAAGGGTAGAGAAGGCCAGAGAGCATCTGCCCGAGGTCAAACGACGCCGGAGACGGCCGAGGATTCCGTCGGCGCTGGGCTACCGGTTCGGGCACGGTTACACCATCCTCCGAAAGCACAACCTGTTTCGGCTCAAGCAGTCGCTGCATTTATATTACTACCGAAGGGATCGAAACCGGGTCATCTCGTTTAAGCGGGCCTCCGGCCTAATCTCACGGCTTGGGCAGCTCCGAAAGTGCGATTGTCAACGGATTTTGGAGCGGTATTACCAGCCGAAGACCATGTTCGATCTTAAGAAAGTCGTCCGAAAAGAGTGCAGACGGCTTTGGAAATTATATCCGCCATACCAGGCGGCGTGAAAGGAGCGGCACCATGAAAGTACAAGGGATGGTTGACCCCGGCAGTTTTACCGTGGAGCGCATTCCCGGAAGCGGAAGAAGCCTTGTGCGGCTTTTTCAGAACGTGACGCCTGTCCAGACCGAGGACTTCACCGGATATGAGTACGACGAGTACCATGTGGAGGTGGAGACCTGGGACGGCATTGCAGCAAATGTGCGGGAGAACTACGACATTTTCCTGAGAAAGGGAATGGACAATGAGATCGACCGCAGCAATCCGGCACTGTATTCCGCACAAGTGGATACGGATGCCATGAACGTGGACCAGGAATTCCGTCTGACTCTGCTGGAGCTGGGTCTGACGGAGCTGGATATTTAAGAAAGGGGAAAACTGCTATGTTGTACCGAACTTTGAAGCGCATGATCGAGAGAGGCCAGACGGAGGGTATCGAGACGAAGCTCGATATTTTCTATGCCGCCGACAAAATCAGCGAGAGCGAGTATCAGGAACTGCTCGGGATGCTGAGCCCCAAAGCCTAAGCTTTCCAAATTTGCCTGCTTTGAAGGAGGTTGGATGATGGCGGAAGAAAAGAAACCCACCTCGACAAAGGTGGGTGATCGGTTAACATGATCAGCTATATCGAGTACCTGAACATACCTATCGCTTTAGGTCTGGCTATCATCGGCGTTTTTTTGATCATGCAGATCGTTGGCGAAATTTTGGAGTTTAAGGGGAAAGTCGTTCCCGAGTTCATTAAGATCCGGAAATATTTTGCTCGGAAGAAGCAGGAGCGGCAGACCATGCGAGAAATGTCCGCGACGATTCACGATGTGAAGACTGTGTTGAACAGCGTGGAATCCCATTACAGCGAAGATAATATCGCCAAGCGTGACGCCTGGATGAAATGGGTAAATGATAGAGCAGTGGTGTATGATCAGTCTATTGAGGTTCTGAAAGAAGAAATGGATAAGAACACCGAAATCACCATGTCTCTCTACATTGAAAGCAGGCGCAGCTCGATCATAAGTTTTGCCTCGTACTGCGTTTGCCCCGATAATCCTGTGACCAGGGAGCAGTTTAAGCGAGTCTTTCGGCTCTATGCGGAATATGAGGAGATCATCAAAGACAACGATCTTCAAAATGGAGAAGTAGACATCGCTATTCGCATCATTCGAGAAGCGTACGAAAACCACTTGAGAAACGGGTCATTTGTCGAGGATGTGCGTGGATACTGA